CGAAGACAATTTCGATCCGCCGGATTCTCTGGCTTTGGCTTTCCATCCACATCATGCTTCCAGCATCCGCGAAGATTGCAACACGGAAGACTGCCGCCCACGACACTCAACATCATCGTCGCTGGGCCTTGTGCGCAAAATCGTGATTCGCGACCCCCTGCAATACAGATCGCCGGACATAATCCCCCTCCTTGCTTCCGCAAGGCCGCCGCGACATGCTGAAGCATACTGATGGCGCTGATCGACACTACCGCTCCCCGAGCAAGCACCATCAGTTGCCGCAAGCTGGTTTTTCCGAGTAGGTTGACGACCCCGCGGAGCGGCCAAGCGATATGCTGCCCCTCAACTTTATGGCCAATCTGAACGGGTGTTATCCCCATCCTAATCAAACCATCCGCGACTTTCTGCCAGTAACTTCCCGGCCACTTTTTCACGCCGCATTCGGATTTGTAAGAAGCTGCTAAAAGGGCATATCGAGAACTTCCGGTTATTGCCGATGGATCAATCGCGGACTCTTCGTCGCTTAAATACAGATCACCGTGCGGACGGGTTTGCGGTATTTCGATGTGAAGCTGATCGCAAATGGACTGAGCGAATGCACGAGCGAAATACCATGATCCGTCCTCAATCGATTGCGGCGTGGAAAGGTTCACGTTGATGATCTGGGCCTTGCGGAATCCATTTGGTTTATGATTTCCATAACCGACGCTGGCCGCAATATACGGATTGTGCCAGAAAATATCTTGGCAAGCGGTGACAATCCCCGTTCGATATTTCCCCGGATGTGCGAGGTGTAAATCGCGAATGATGCCGGAAATGACGATGGCATCGCCAACGCAATACCGCCATTTCAGAATTATGTCGGTAGGAACGAAATCATCCACGGGGATTTTCGCAGCAATGTTTACGCCGTTCTTCAAATTCGCGAAGTCTCACGATTAGCATTTCCTGTGCTTTTTCGCGAGTCTCGTAGACGACATTGGGATGGAACTGCCAAGAAATGTCGATATCGGGATCATCTACATATTCGGCGACCAGAAAGCCGAGGTCATTTATTGATTTGATTCTGATTTCGAGAACGCGATCCTCTTCCCATGGAAACTCGGCAATACAAGTAAATTTCGTTGTACCAATCCACGGAGAATATCTCGCTAAATATTCTGATCGAGTTGCCGGAATCGGTTCATCCATTATTTCATCCACAAGAATTGGGGAGAGAAGGTCCGTCAGTTCCAGCACCGAGACCGCCTCCGCAGTCAGCGAAAGCAATCGAGTGGGTTAGGATAATCGGAAGGCCATCGGGATGTATTCCGATTTTAACCCCGTGTGCGTAAGTCCCTGCCGCGATTGGCCAGATGCCGATTAGATTTTCATCGGGAGAGTTTACTATGTGGCAGTCGAAAACAGACCCCTGCTCGATTATCTTTCCGAAATATCCTCCGCTAATATTTTTCGGGCCACCAAACATAACGATTTTCATTGTAGGATTGGGCAGGGACTTCATCTTGCCAGTGGTGGGAGCAATAAAGGTAAACGATGGCCTCACCTGCTTAGCCGAAATCTTAGGAAGTTTCGATAAGGCAAGAGACGTGATCGATGCCAACGCCGCGCCGAGAAATGTTCTGCGTTTCATGATGGCTTCCATTCTATCGGGTATTCGTATAAGTCAACTGCATTTTCCCAAGTAAATCCCGTCTGCGTCGGCTCCTCTTTTTCCTTGCTCACGATCAAATGCACCCGCCACCCCCACTTGCACCGCGCAATCGGACTCGAATTATCCAGCGGATTCTCTTTGCGAATCTTCCGCCAGTGCATCCCGCACACACGGCAGGTCACCCGCGATTCCCAAGCCGTTAACCACCGCTCCACCTCTTCCGCCGCGAGTACCGCTAATTCTCGATGAAAATCCGTCCACAATTCCGGGCCGTGCTTTTTCATCCAATCCTTGATATCTATTCGCGGCGCGGCTGGAACCGGCGTAGTTTTTTTGACCCTCATGATCTCGCCGAGAATCACCGGCTCATCGGGGGAGAATGCTTCTCGCAATGGGCAATTCACGCATGTCAACTTCCCCGGCCGCATTGCCAGTGGACCGTCCCATTTGAAGTGCTTCCACGCCTCTCGATTATCGCAGATGCCACCCTTCGCGTTGGGAATCTCCTGCCAATGCTTGCAGTTGACGCGATTGTGCGATTGGAGATTATCCGACAGATACAGTGTCAACGGACTTCCCGGTTGAGTTGGAGGTTTCGCAGTAGGTTCCCGTGGGCGTACAGCAATTGCCGATCCACTGTCCGCCGCCAGAGCAGGTGATTGTGAGCGTGTAGCAGGTATTGTTGAGCTGGATGGTACTGACCGCTCCGGCCCACGACACATGCGGGAAACCGGATGAACAATTTTTCGTTTGGTTCGCGGTATCCGTGCTCGTGGATACGCAGATGCCATCGTTGAATGCAGATGTATCGACCGTCAACGTCGTCAGCGAGTCATCGCAAATTCCGTCACAATAAGTTCCGGGGGCGTCACAAATCTGGCCGACGAGAGAATAAGCCGTCAGGCTGGGGCAAACCAGATCGCCGACGACAGAGCATCCGGGGCAAGACGCCGCGCCATCCGCCGTGCAACAACATGCGAATGGCGGCGATGGAGCGCCGCAGCATAGTCCCGTTGCTGTCCCAGAATAAACCGTTCCCGCTGTCACCATTGGTCCGGGAGAACCATTTTCAGCGCGGGCATCGCAGGTATAGGTTCCCGTGTCGCCAGCCGTGAACGTGACGGTATACGAGCCGTTGTTATTCCAGAACCCGGCAACCTGATCGTTGAAGATGAGCCGCATTTGGCCGGTGGTTGCGGCGGTGAAAGTAAACACTGTGCCGAGTTGCGTGCAGTCGCCGCACTGATTCGAGCAGTTTTCCAGCGAGCATCCCGACGTAACCACGGGCGGCGTCGTGCAGTCTCCGGAGCAATATGTATAACTTCCTGTGAGACTAGTTGCTGTTCCGAAGAACCGCTGGTAGACGTGACCGGGCGGCGTGTGGATCACCGTCATTTCGTAGCAGCCGCCAACGTACTTAATTGTGACATTGACATTGCCGAAGTAGCCGATGCCGTACCACTCGGCGTTGGGGCAGCCCGCGATACGCTTCAGGGGAATTATCAGGCTGACAAAATCAGGATCGCACGCTTTCAGACCATCGAGGTTGACGCTGACGGTTGTTTCCGTGTCGTCGCATGGGGTGCTTGATCCGCAATTGCAGGACGGGCTTGTGCCGGTTCCTGTGCCGGTTCCCGTCCCGGTAACGCACTCGCAAAGAGGTTGATTGCATTCGGAGCAAGTCCACGGATTTGTCGGCGAAGAACTGCCGGTTCCTGTGCCGGTTCCCGTCCCGGTTTGCGGAATAAATTCCAGCGTCCCCGTTCCCCCGTATCCAACAGGCTGTGCCCCCGCAAATGCACAACAACCGTAGCCGTCTCCCGTCAACCATGGGGTGGTTGTTGCGTCGAAATCCAGAGTAGAATTACTGAGAGTATTATCGAACGAAATTGACGGTTGAATAGTTCCCGTCCCTGTTCCGGTTCCACTGCAATATCCGCAAAATTCGGTATCTGGAACAACTGAATCGGCTACAAACAAAGGATAATTGTAAAACTGTCCGGGAACTCCCTGTGATCCAGTGCATCCGTAACTGTTCGCGGAACACACACTGGGATTGCCCATGCCTTGGGGATAAAAGTATGGTGTTATCTGAACGAAAATATCAAAACTGAGTCGGCATGGCGACATCAGGAACGTCAGTAATACCCGAAACGAAAGGTTGCATACTATCACCGCGCGATGCGTTTGGTTGACTCCACAATTCGCGCCCGACGACGGAGAATCAAATGTGATGACAAACGGAGAAGAATAACAGCCGCCGTACATGCACTGGTTTTGATTCTGATAACAAAATTCTAGCGACCACCCATTATTTAATTCTGAAAAGTCCCCCGAGAAGCTTACTGGACTTGAACCGATTCCCGTCCACGTCCAGGAGACTTGCGATATTCCCGCCAAAGTAAGTTGTAGAATTCCAGTTGAGCTTGCGCAGTTCGTGCACGGCGAAGGCGTACAGCAATCGTCACAATCCGATTCCGCCGTCGCCTGTTTTAATTTTCCTGTCGTTGGGTTCTGATAGTATCTCCCCGTCTTCGCATTGCGAAGTAGCTCGCCTACCGCCTGATTTTGCTGTTGTTGTTGGTGACGCCAGACGCGCACGGGCTGGGATAATGCCGGGCGTCCAGTGCCGTCGAGGATTTGGTTATGAGGAAGGATCAACTTCCGCAATCTTCGGTTGCGATGGTTTGACAGAAGATGAGGGGAACGGCCATGCCGCCGGATGTAGCTGTGCCAACTTGCCTGCCGTTGGTGTCATAGGTTCCCGATGTGATGGGCCATATGCCGGTTAAGCCTTGATCGAATTCGTTGTTGATGATGCAGGCGGGGCCGACAGTAAGGCCGGCGGGCGGGGAGCCGGTGGGAGTACCGATCATGATGTTGCCGTTGTACTGCATGTTGGTGGCGGTGGGGGAACCGTATTTAACGGTTATACCAGTGGCCGTTTGCTGCGTTCCGGAAATGATTATGCCGTTGGCGCTGGACTGGACTTGAACGTAGATGCCATCGCCTTGAATGAAGCCGCCACAAAGCCGGTTCATAAAAGAACCGACAGCATTCATCCATCGCCCCGTCGGAATTCCTATACCATCGGGATAATTCGTCTTGAACCAATTTCCCACGGATCACGCTCCGCCCAATGGGAACAGTGGAGAAAACGCCGTTGTTGCAAATTGGGGAGGGATGGTCGTGTCCAGGGCGGCGAGCATCGAAACCGCGCCCGTCATAAGGGAGGGACGCAAAAGTTTGTTCCACGAAAAGCTCCGAGCCTCAAATTCCCACGTTTGACTTTCGGTAAATCCCTGTCCCAAGGAATTGTATCCACTTGCCGACAATTGCGTGTTGCAGCCGAGAAATCGCACTTGCCCGGCCGCGTATCCAAAGAATGTATCGCTATTCACGTTATCGATCAGCGTTTGAATCGTGCTGTCTGCAACGGGAGGCTGATTCAAAAGATGACAAGAAATTCCCACCAGCATGTAGCGAAGCGCCGGGGCGGACGATGCGGGAACCGGAGTCGAATCGCTTCCCCAAAGAATACCCGTATTCCCCGTTCCATCATTTGGCAACGCTAGCACCGCAGAACCGTATCGGAATGTGAGATATCCCTGTTGGCCGGATGCCCATGGATACGCTTTGTACTTGACGTTGAGAATCGCGTACTCTTCCGCAAACTGGCCAGCCGGGCTTACACTTGTTCCCATCGCGTCCGGGGCGGGACTTGACTCAACCTCATCGACATACATCCACGGAATGTCTGGATACTGCGTGAGATTCTGAACAACACGTCCGCCCTGCACCACATATCCGGCTAAAAGGAATTCCGTGACGAGTTCGCGTTGGCTGCAAAAACAGCGTATGCGGCGAGTAGCCGTGGATGTGCCGAGACGGATAATGTGTTCGGTCCAGCCTTCATCCCATGCCGTCAGACCGCCGATACTGATTGCGGTACTGAGGGGTATATTGCTTGCGGCCATTATCCTATCGCCTCCATCACCCAAATCCCCGCGAACTTCTTAGCCGCCTCCGCGACGGCCTCCGCCGCCTTATGCAACATGTCCGCCGCATCCTCGGTTTTCTTTGGGTGGTTGATATCATCCTGAAATTGCTTCGCCTGCGCATCGACATTTGCGCCGCCCTTGAGAATCCCCATTTGCAGTTGCTGTAAATACTGATCTTCGCTCCCCATGAACGGATGCGAATCGGCGTGTAGGAATTGATCGATTTGTGCGCTGCCAAGCTGGCGCATCTTCGCTTGATCTTCCGGGCTGGCGTCGGCAATTTCCTTTTTGATCTTGTTTTCAAGTTCGTAAAGGTCGGCCTGTCTGTCTCCGCCATGGGCGCGAGCCTCCGTCGCCTTGATATCTGTATCTAAATCTCCCTCATGCTGGGCGCGGGCTTTGCCTATTGCCTGATCCCGCTCCGCGCCGATTCGCTCGGTTAGCGAGAGTTCTGTTTCAAGTGCGTCGATTTCCTTTTGAGTATCTTCGGAACGGTTATTACCTGATTTCTCAACTAGCGTGTCGATCTTCTCTTGAATATCCAACGCTCTTTGCCGCGTCTGCGCATCGTTCTCCGTCTGTTGTGCTCCGAAGGTATCGCCGGAATTGCGGGCCTCTTGTGACAGTGCTTGGCCTTCCAATCCGCTGATCGCCTGCTGTTGACCGAAACGCTGGGATTCGTCGATTTCGGCGGAGCCTTGGGTGATGATTTGTTGGCCAATACCCTGTCGCCACTTGACGGCATCGGGGCTGCTTTCGCCGCCTCTGCTTTGAAATTCCTGATCGACGCTAGATTGCAATTCAGCTTTAGCCGCTGCGGAAGAATCTCCGCTTAAATGTGCTCGCTCGATATTGTCTCGATCCGCAAGCTCTTGGGCGTGAGCTTGTTCGGCTTCGGTGACCTTGGCCATCGCCGCGAACCGCTCCTGCCCCAATTGCTGATAGGCTTCACGGAAGCGATTTAAGTCTTCGGCTGTCTGACGCGTCGCTTCGTAATCGTCAACCAACGCCTCGCCGAGCTTGCCGTACTTTGACGAGATTTCGTCGCGAGCCTGATCGTACTTGTTGGCCCCAACTTCGGGGCGATCACCGATGGAATCCGCTTCTTTTTGAAATCTATCTTCGGCTCTATTTTCTTGTTCGACTTTTTTTTGTTTTTCGTCAGTTTGTTCGCTGCTTTGAAGGGCCGACTTCAAATCGCTCTCTCGTTTGTCGAAATCAAAGTCAACCCCAAGTTCTTTTCCCACCCATTGATTTGCGCCCGTATATTGAAGAAGCGGACCTAGCGGCCCTTCAATCAGTGATGATTTGTAGGGATTATCGTTAATCCATTGCATCGCCTCGCCGCTAAACGAATTCTTTTCCGTTTCCAAAGCACCAAGAGCTTCCTTCGCCGTCTTAGTGTTTTGGCTTTCACCGCCAGCAACGCCAACGTCGGTTCCACCCGTTTGGTCTATCTTGGCATTCAGAGCGGAATTTTCATCATATTCGGAGACGGCGCGGCGCAAGAGCATCAGACCCATGAACGCGCCTAATCCTCTGCCACCTCCAGCGCCTCGTGCCGCTGCCGCTCCCTCTTCTCCTTCCTCCTCTACCGTGCCGCCGGCCAGTTGGGACAATTCGCCCTCCGAAAACTCCTGTTCTCCACTTCTTTCAGCGAGGTTGTAATCCGTCCAATTTCGCGTCACAAACGGCCTTCCGAATACTCCGCCCGTAAATCCACCGACGCCGCCGGGAATCTGATTTGGATCGAGATCAATTGAATCGCCTTGTGACCACGGCAAAGAACCCGCGTTGACGGGAATGTTGATACTTCGAGTAGCCTCAATCTCCGCAATCGCGGCATCAACTTGATTCTCCAAACCAACGATATCAATGGTAACCGGAATATTAATCGGCGTATTCTGGGCTTGCTCCGCCATCTGCGTCAGATCGCTTTGAAACGCCTGAGCTTGGGCGCGCCATTGCTCTATCTGCCACGTCAGGTCAAACGTAACTCCGGCGGTAGCTTGGCTCATAATGTTGGATCGGGGTAAAGTTCTTTGAGGTAGGCGACAACAGACGGACGCAACGCACCGCTTTTGATGGGTGCGTTCACGTATTTACTAAAATGACGGATGAGTGTGGCGGGAGGAATCCGTAGCAGATCGAGGTGGGTGAGATTGTAGAGATCGCAAAAGCCTTCCATTTGCGCAACCGTTTGCTCTTGCTGTTTCGTTTTCTTCGCGGCGATAAGTTCGTTTTTGTGATCTTCCTCGCCCCCTCCAAGCTCGATTATCATCTGATCGAGGCTCATCGAATCGACGTCCGAGGCTGGGAGTTTCAAACGCTCGCGACGGGTTCGGACAAGTCGGATGAGTTTTGAGATGTCGTAGCCGATTGCGTCTCGGTCGAAGGGATCGATTCGTTTTGGTTTTTTTTTGAATCGGGAGGAGGATTCGATCCGCTTGGCTTGCGTATTCGCATCAGTTCAAGAATACCGTTTTGAATCTTGAATTTGGTCACATCGTCAATCAGTGCCGACGCCTCAACCAGCGTAAATTTCTTGTCGTTTTGTTGAATGCAAACCCAAAGTAGAAACGGAAGATTTGCAAAGTCGTAAGCCGCTGAAATAAAGCCGCCCCTGATCGCGTTAAAATCCCCGTTTCGTGTCTTGCTATCGATCAATTCCATCACAATAGACGCTTCGGAAATCTTGGGAGGCTTTTGAGCGCGAAGTCCAGCCGCAATTGTTGCGTACTCCTCAATCGCTTGCCGCCTGAAGTATCCCGCCGCCGTCCCCAACGCTTGGGCTGAGAAGGGATGCAACATCTTCCCTTCGATAATATCCGCTCGCCCAGCGCTGGTGATCGTATCCGTATCTGCCATGGTTCCCTTTCAAATTACGTTAGCGGATAGACGTATGTTCCGCTTGCCTTGCCAGTCAACCGCACGCCAAGCTTATCGTTGATGACGACGTTGAATTCAACGGTCGCTACCACCATCGAACTGATGTTGAAATATGGACCATCGAGAGTGTCGTTTCCCGTCTGATCGAGAAACATTTTCGCTGCTATGATCGAACCGGATTGGATGCTAAAGGGCGAGAGATAGATCGGCTGGAAAGTGTTGTCGTCCAGAACAAACATGATATCCGCATTGCGGAAGGTGGGAATGTACAGCGTGTTTTGCTGCGTCATGCTGTTGATGATCGGGACGAGCTTGCAGTTGTCTTTGATGTTTTCGGAAATGATGGGGATTTCGTTTCCGACTAGTTCGGCAGTGGCGCGATTTCCCGCGATGAATGTTCCTGGCATGGATGAACTCCGTAGTTATGGAATTGGATTAGGCGTCACGGCCCTGGATTGTTAGTTTATAAGGCACATTTGTTCCGCCGCCCGTTGCGATGGTGATCGAATCCGAAGTGCTGGCAACAATGGCGAATCCAGCGACCGCAGCGCCGCCGGGAATCGCGTCGGCCCCAATCATAAAGAATGCACCCGGCGGACAAACGACACCCGCACTTGGAAGCCAGGTTACTCCATCGCTCACGGCAGGTTTGATTGTCAACGTATTAGATGGGTCAAGATTCTGGAAGAAAAGCAGGACGGCGTGAAGCATTCCGAGCGCAACGCCAGCGGTATTCAGGGCCGTTGACAGATCGATGGTTGTCGCGCTCCCGGAACTCGCGACCGTACCCGATGCGTCGTAAATCTGATCGACATTTCCCGCCGCGCTGCCAATCGTGAATGAGTTGGATCGGCTGGAATTCGTGGTGATAACGTTGGTCGTGTTCCCATTGACGAGGGAAATCGATCCGTTGACGCTGATATTGTAGCCTGCATTCGAGTAGGCCATTTGGATTACTCCTGTGTTGGTTTATTCGCCGATGGGACCGATGCCCGTGACGTGACGCACTTCCAGGCCATCTTGGGCCGCTTCCTTGGGAAGCATCCACGCGAGCTTGGCCGCGCATGAAGGACACAAATCGAGCCAATCGCCGTGGGTATGCTTACGAGTGACTTCGCGGACCTGAACGTGCCGCCATCCATCCGGCATTGCGCCGGGGAATCTCTGGATATGCGGTGCAACACCCTCCACGCTTACAACGTCCCGTTCTTCGGCGTCCGTTTCAAACGTCTCGCCGCATTCGGGGAAGTCGCAATGTCCGCTAACTGTGTGTTTTGTCATTGGAGGGTTGGTTCGGGTACTTGTGCTTCCGGGGTTGACGCGGCGGGCGTCTCGGGCGTCTCGCCTTCGATGTTGGCAACTTCGGACGAGTTGACGACGCCGACGCAAATTGCCTTGCGGTCGCCATTCGCGTGAACGACTGTTTTCATCATGTGAAGGGCGTTCCCTTTTCGGTCGATCCACGTCGCGTCTTTAAAATCGTGCGTTCGCTTGTTTTTGTAGGTGATTTTCATAATTCTCCGTTACGCGGCCTCAAAACTCGCTTCTCTCGCCGCCTCCGTTAATCCCACCGCGGCAGTGTTGGCCATCTGATCGACAACGGATGGAGATGGATCGGGATAGACTTTTCGTTGCGGCATACGGCTCGTTCCGCTCTGGTGATACCCAATTTTTTCATCCATACTTCCCTCGCGAAGTCCATCGGACGTGGGCTGTATGAAATGGTTCGGATCGCCACGATCCAAACTTCTCCGCATATTCCCATTCTCAACGAGAATTAGATTAGCTCCATAGCTGTTGCGTTTTTGGCGAATCGTTCTCGGTCGTAAGATTGCCCAATCGCCACCTCCCAATGAGTACACGTCAAACCGATCACGCACATCCTGTTGCTGGTAGATATCCGACGCGTCAAGATTGGATTGAGCCATCGGGCCGACTTGCATATCCGACAGCGAATCGAGGAGACGGCCTATTGCGGCGATGGGTGCGCTCACATCGATTGTGGGCGTCATCGAGAGAGAAAGGGAGATTGAGGGGAAGGAAGACATTAAAGAGAATTTAGAAAAGACTTGTTGAGGTAAAATTGCACGTTGATCACGAAAGTCGTAACCCAAGACTTCGTTTCGTCTTCTGTTTCAACCGGCATATCAGCGCCGTCTGCGTAGTCCATTTTGCGGACAAGCTCCGGAAGACCCAGAGAAAAATTAGCCTTAAACAGAGCGATTTCCGTCAAATATTTCAGATAATTTTGCGGAACGATACTGAGATTTGGATCAGTCGTACTCATCTGAAGAAGATAATCCTGCTTGTAGGCTCGGATCATAGAGTTGTCATTTTTTTGATCCCTACCATACATCTTTTGGGATATCCGAACTTCCGGTCTGTCACCAGGATCAACACCGACTTTTACGAAGGTGGGCAGATGACTAATCCCCGTTACGCCGATGCTGGGAATATTTGACGGAATCGAGTTGATTCTACATCCCTGTGGAACGAATTCGGCCCATGGGGGGTATGCAATCAAAACTCTCCAGATCGCATAGTGTATCTGCGTAAACGGATCGGGTTGCGTGAGCGGCATTTTACTTCGATCCGGCGGCGCGGCGGACGGGAATCACCTCTCCCGGAATCGCGGCGCGGCCTCCGTCGCCTTGCTGCTGACCCGCGATATAGTCCGCGAGGTCCGCCTTGCTTGTCTCGGCCCGCTTGGCTTTCGCTTCCGCGATCGACTTGATCGCTTCTTGAATAAAAGCGTTTTTTCCTTTTCCAAGCCCGATCCGATTATGCGGGGAAGCCGGAATATCATCCGGTTCCGTCCCCGGCGGAGCTTCTTCGATGGTGTCCGTCACTTCAAGCCGTTGCAGGCAGATATCGTGGTACGAATCGGCGTCAACCTGTTCTTGAATGCGCTTCGCGTGATTTTCGTCCGTCGTATTCAGCGAGAATAACTGGCGGAACTGTTCTTCGGAAAACTTATGTCCGACGTTTGGGAATCCAGACATAACCTTTTTGGTGATGAACACGCGATTTCGCTTTGCCGAGGGCTTCGCGGAAGATTCGAGGGTTGCGTTTGGCATCATTAAAACTCCTGAGCGTGAGGGATTTTCTTATCGGTGATTACACGGTCAACGAGACCACACTTAACGGAAAATGCAATCCCAAGCCGCCGTTGAAGCCGTTGTGAACTTCAATGCGTCCGGGAATTTCCTTCGCTCCGTTGATTCCATTGAACAGGTCCTTGACGACGCTGTATGGACCCCCGCCCTTCTCTGGATTGACCGAATTGATGGTCTGATACCACTTGCCGAGGGGAACGCCCGTCTTCCGCTGTCCGACCAAAATCGCCTGATGGTCTGGGATGTACTTCTGGACGTTGTAGGTCGTTGGCGTGGCGTTCGGACCCGCCAGCAAGATCGTCTGGAAGAATTCATCGTATACAACGATGCTCGGCAGATTTCGTGCCGCAAAGAAATCATTGATGACTTTCAGATCGTTAATGACCGTCGCCCCATACTGGTTGCGGAAGGCGTACAGGTCATTGGCGTTCGTGTTGGTGATAACATTGAACGCGGTCTTTTGATTCACATACAGCTTTGCGCCCGCGCCGAAGTTCACGCCGTGCCCGACGTACTTCTGCTGGACGGTCTGCAAATCGGCCATCGGTGTCGCCGTGGTTGTGTTGTTCCACGTCGGATTCGCCGTGAACGTCTGAATCGTGTAGACATCCGAATAGACGGTGACGCCTTGCGGCCCGTTCATCGGAACGTTCAAGCTTCCGTTGATGAGCAAATCCCAAACGTTGTACTCCATGCGGTTGTACATGCGTTCGGTGTTCAGCCGCATCCGGTTTTCGACCAGATCGCCGACGGGAATCGGCACGCTCGGATTCTGGAATGTTGACCGCTTCGTAAATTCCGTCTCGCTAATCATCGAATATTCGCCGTAAACGCCAGGCTCGTATTCGTACACGTTTTCTCCGAGCATCAGCACGCGCGACGGCTTCCCGTCCAAGCCACGGAATTTCATGAGGCCGTATGGGTTGTCTTCTTGCGACCATCGCACGTTATGCGTACTGGTCGTTTCGACGGGGAATAGTTCAATGCCGAGACGGCCTTCTTTTCCACGGGCCGGAAGGTCCGCTTCGATCTTTTCCATCTGGGCAGCGGACGGAAATACAAAGGTGTATGCCATGACGAATCTCCTGAATGTTCTTTCGTTTTCCCGCTGCCAGTGCGGAGATATGCCAGATGGTGAGGTTTGACCGGGCGGTGCGACTCTGGCTTAAGCCGCACACACGGGGAGCTACCCCGGCCCGGAATTTCGTGACTATCAGGGAATGGCCCAATACCCGGTTGATTGCAGGACATAAGCGCCGGGCCGTCCGGCGTTTTGGATATCGGTGATGTTTCTGCCAAACGCCGGAGTTGTGACGGTTTTTGTGATCGTGGTGGACGTATTGGTCGTCATCGCCACGTTCATGGCGCTTCCAGAAACCACCGCCGTCAACACGACCGTCGTGGCGGTGCTTGTGGCCGTGGCATACGCCGCCGCTTGTGGGTTCGCATTCCAAGCCGCCGCGATAAGCGCAGTCGCCGCCGCGATTGTGCCGGTAGCGCCCATTGTCGCCGTCACGGCAAGCGTATTGCCAAGGTATCCAAGCGGACTTCCAGGGTAAGTGATCGTCAGTGTAAACGTTCCGGTATTCGCCGTGGGCGCGGTTCCTGAAAGAGTCCACGTATCCACTTCCGCCGTCTGGGGAGCGACCGGGGCGGTCGTCTGGGCCAGCGTGATGGTTCCAGAAGTGCTTTGCTTGCCAACGGAAATCCCAAGAGCGTAGCCTGGATTTGCTCCGGTAATCGTAATGGTGTTGTTGGACACCGCGACGGTCGCAACGGAGGTGAGAACCGGATTGGAAGTCCAAATGTCTCCCAATTCCGTCGCCACGCTGCTGGTGTTGGTGTTCCCACCGGCATAAATCGCCTGCGCTCCCGCAACGCTGCTGGCGATGGCGTAAGAATCGGTTGCACCCAACGTTCCGCCGATGACAACGGTATCGACTTCCGCCGTCAGACTTCCCGTGGTGTACCCCGTGGAAACATCATTGGGATCGAAGATGCCCGATGTCCAGACCGGGGCATTGCTCGCGAGCGGAACGTAATAGTTCGATCCGGCGGACGAACCAGATGCGACGATATACACGAACCCGCTGGCATCCGTGGCGATGCTCATCGCCAGAAATCCGCCAAAGATTTGTGTGCCGTCCGTTGCCGCACGGTTCGTCGGATAACCGAGTCCGTTTGCCGTCTGCCGGGCCACGGCCTGACCGCTGCTCATTTGGATGCTGGGAGCAAACGCCCACGGGTCCATTCGCTGAAAACCAGATGGCATCGCCGGCTGCAAAATATTTGTGCCGGGAGCCGAACGCCAAGCTAATACTGCCATGATAAATCTCCTGAGTTGATGATGTGTTGAATTACTTGCCAACCGGTTTCAGCCAGTGTTCCGGGGGATTATTGATGCCGCACTTTCGCCACTCTTCGCGGGTCAATTCCTTGCTGTCCGCCATCTGCTGAACATCGAGCGGCTTATAGTTTGGGTCTCGCTCTAGTCCTCTTTGGATCGCCGGAGCTACGCCGCTGAGGGACATCGCCCACTTGAAGACGGCGAACATAAGCTGGTCGCCGCCCTCCACCGCAGACAAAGCCAGTCCGGGAACCTTGTTGGCTTTGACGCCAAAGAGGCTCTCGAATGCCGCAACTTCGGGCTGCGTAACCTTTGCTTCCCGCATGTATCCATCGCAAAAACGCTTCCAAGCCGCACAATATTGGGCCGCGAGCGCGGGCGGCTGGTCTTGCGGCATGGCTTGGGACATTTCGAGAATCTTTTCGTCCTTTTTCTTCGCCTCTTCAGCAAGCTTGCTGATCTGCTGATCCTTGGTCGAAATCTCCGAAGCCAAAGACATCGCCCGGTCAGCAATGACCTCGGGCAACGACTCTTCGGTCGTCTCCGGTGCGAGACTGAGGAGCTTTCGCGCCTTGTTGGCGACGACCGCCGACAGCGACTTCATGCCGCCGCCCTTCATCTTGCCTTCGATGAGGGACATTGCGGCGGTGTGGTTGTAATCGTCGCCCATGCCACTGAGTTTCTTGAGTCCGCCGTGAACATCGTCCAAGTTTTTGGCGATATGTTCGGCCTTATCCGGCATGGGAACTTGAGACAATCCCTTAACGTGATGCTCAAATCTGCCCATCGTGGCGAGTGAGCACGGCATATCCATGTCTGCCATATTTGATCTCCTGATAGGTGGCTCGTCCGCGAGTGAGAGCATGAGCACACTTGCCCCGGACGCGAGGCTTGCGGCTTTAACAAATCCGTTTTGGTCTGGTACGACGGGACGCGGGGTCAGCGATACACTTACGATTGCTTCTCCCCAATGCCGTCCCTTTCCGTCAATAAAGTCTGGATCGATCGTCGGGGAAACTTTGTTCCGAGCCGCGATTGCGACGGCATCTTTCCCCACAAGTTGGTGGAGCGCCATCAGGCGGCTGTCCTTCATCTTGAACCGCAGAATGTTCCCCATCGCATCGCGGGCTGCATCGGAATGATCCGTGTTGATCGGAATCGGCACGTTCGCATCCAACATCCCGTCCCCCGTCCCCTTCAATTGCTGGATAAGCTCCGGGGTGGCGGCAAGCGCCATCGGCCAGCCCTTTTTCATATACGTGCCAGGTTGCAAAACATCCTTCCACCAATATTCAACGGGCTGGCCCATAATTTCAGTGGGAAGTCCCGCTATATCGGAAGCGTCGGCGCGATACCCTTGGCCCTCGGTCAGCCCAAGGCAAATCATCATCTTTTTTGGTTCGATGCCGCGCTTGTCTCGCCACTTCTGATAGGCGACGGCAAGGCGTTGTTTTTGTTCGGGGAAATCGTCTTGAGCGTAATCGTCGCCCATGAAGCGACCGACAAAATCTTCCTGACTATCGTTATCACTCGGATCGGGAAGCGAAAGCGTTTCGTCGGATGGATGGGTTCCGTCCACATCGATACCTGGAAATTTGTTGCGTACTTTCGCTTTTACTTTGGCGATTTCGTCGGTGGTTCCATGCTGAGAAACCCGCGCAAGGGCATTGCGGGCATGCGCTTCGTCGGGAATCGGGTATCGACGATCCGGCAATGCGAACACATCGCTATCGAGTTTCTTTCGAGCTTCGGTTGTGAGCTTGGCCATATCCGTAAAAGTTTGAAGGTAAAATTTGCGGGCCGATTAACGCACGGCCCGCCATTGCTTCACCAAGGCGACACGGATGCCTCATGAAACGCCGCGCTAGTTCGTAAGAGTTATCTTAGGTTTCGGATCGATTCGACGAATTGACTGCGATCAATCTCCCCGTCAATCCACTTCTGATAAGCCAACCTGACGCCTGCGTCGTTGCCGACCTTTCGTGGATCTAGTCCAGCCTCGCGAATAGCGTCCATGACAATCTCTGCCGCCGCCTCATTCGTCGGCTTCGTCAGTCTCGGATTCTTTGGGTGCGACACGATATGCAATTATGCTTTTTAATTGCTAGCACTCTCGTCGGTGGATTGCGCGTCAGGATGCGATATCCTGTACTCGAAATGACACCGGCAATTCGGACCGCAGGATCGTTCTGAACCAGGGGGAGGAAGCGATCCGATTTTCTGCCATCCGACAGCCGTCAACTCTGGACACCCAAAGGTGAATGGTCTGGGCCGACAATGGATCGCCCCGTCATCCAAAATATTTCTCTCCTCGATTTCTAATTGCAATTGCTGGGCAAGCCTTCGATAGCTATTTTGCTGGGTGCTAGCCCACATGCTGTACCCGCCATGTGCATACATCCCAGCCCGATTAATAACTTGCTTCGCGCTCCCCGCTTCTCCCATCGCGTCGGGTGATGCGTCTGCCGGCTTGGGTGCGGTCAATTCATCCCGAAAATTAAGCAGACGTTCCTGAGCATCCAAAATCCCGCTCCCCATTTGCGTGTCCGTCGTGAGCTTGCCGACAATTGTTTGGTAATCATCGTCTTGAAGATTGTCGATTCCACCCACCCCCAAGGCGGCGAGGAGAAAATATTCATCGTCTACTTCCTGCTGCGCTCGCCGATGCCACTCGTCCGCGTCGATGTCCCCGTTGACGAGCAACGCGGCGTTCTGTTCAAGGTCAAGCTCGCACGCGGTTGCGAAGTGAATGGCGAGGCTGCGAATTTGATTCGGGCCTAACCGCGTCCCCGTGTCACTGGTGTAATCTTGGGTATCTGGGTCCCAGCGAAATCCATCGCCAGTGAGCAAGCCAGAGTAGGCGGGTTCGTGGATCGCCCATAGAGCCAGAAGATCGTTTTCTTTCCGCTTTTTTCGCGGCACGATATCAGGCTGATCGGTTTGGGTTTCGCTGTCCATCGCGTTCGCGTTGTTCGAAGCGGGCGATCATCGAGGATGGCCGTTCCGTAGAACCCCATTTCAATATCGCTTTTGAATCGTTACTTTCCCGGTAACTTTCTTTTGGGCATTCGGAATATATGTTCCATCTGGTCGCTGAGAATCAATAATTGCCCATCCCTCTTTTGCATTTGCTTGGACTGCCGGAACCTCAACACCATCCACGCAAACCTCGAACGACCTGTGATCCCGATCAACTTCGTAGGTGTCTTGAAGTGATCCCATTAACGCCTCGCGATCTCAATTCCCCGCACTGCGTTGTCGATCTGCGATTTCCTCATCTGTGCCGCTTGCGCCGCCACCGCTTGCTGCTGCATCATCTGCTGCTGGGCGTTGAGCAATTTGACGTGTAATTGCATCGCATCGTCAAACGCCCCAAACGCTTCATCGAAGCTTGAACAATTCGCGATGGGGAAGTTGACAGGGACAATCTGTTTTTGCCCCGTCATATTGTCCACAAATTCAAGATTGCCCGATCCGCTGAAACTGCCGGGGGGACCGAGAACCTTTTTCTTCCCGCCGTTTTTTTCCGCAGATGAATCAATCGCCACCCATGCCATCACCAGTTTCGTACCGCGACGGCGCGCCGGCACTTGCTCGTATTCTGTTTCGGGTAGACTGATGAGGGGAGTTTCGGGAATCTGGTTATTCATGCTGCGTATACCGCCTGCGAAGCCTTCTTAGCCCTCGCCGTTCCTTCGATCACCCCGATTACATCGCGTTCGGTGATGACGGTTAATTTCTCGCCGTCAACCTCCACTTCTTTGGCCACATGTTCGAGGTAAACGACCCGATCCCCGGCTTTCACTTGGATCGGAATGACCGCAGCCGTCTTTGCGTGCCGATTTCCCGGACCAGCGGCGAGAATTACACCCCGCGATTGCTTGGCCGGATTCGGCAGGTGCAATCCGCTTGGAGTTTTATTTTCGGGTTCATCGGGACGGACAACGAGGTAGTCGTGGATGGGACGGAGTTTCACTTGCTTGCCTCCATGCAAAATTTTCGATCATCCTCGCGCGTCGATTTCATCCGACATTGTTGACACTGATCGAGATAAGCGGCTGGATGTTTCCCACAGGTACGACAAATGCATCCACGGCTTCCATCATCTTGAAACGGAAGCAGCGGATCATTGGTTCTGCCACGCTCATATTCGTAGGTCATAGGCAATACCTTACCATTTAATGCTGCCCATTTCCATTCACCCCAGCACGCTTTTTGAGACGGGCGCGGATGGAGTTCAGGTCAACATCGGGATTGTCGCCATTTGGAGGCACATCGCCTGAACCGCCGGGTGGATTCTGGCTTTGCTGCTGAGCGATCCGAGCCGCCTTGTTCTTTTTCGCCGTCTCCTCATCGACCATCGGCATTTCAACCTTCCCAAGCAAATCCCGCTGCCCGATATGGTCCAGAAATTCAGGCCCGGTCATCCGATCCGTAAGCAGGGAAATAACCGCCTCTTGCAAGAACGATTGCTGTTCATCCGCCAGCGGCGCGGCTTCAATCCTCAATACCGGCGTCTTATCATCGTCGCCGTAATTTGCCCGACGCCAGACCATTCCAACCTGATTCCAATACTCATCGCATCGCTCCTGATGCACGGTTTCACTGTCTCGGATGCCGATGTTCTCCGCGTGCGATTCCGCCTCCGCCTTCGTCCCGTGCTGCCCTTCCGTGGACTCGCGGGGAGGTCGCCCGTAGGCATACATGATCTGCTGGTCCAAATGATCGAGACGGCTTCTTTCCGCTTCCAGCATCGGACCTTGGTTGCCCCAATCGAAGCGGTCTATCTTCATGCCCGGAACTGTCGCAAGCTCCGGATTTGCCGCGATATCCCCTTGCTTAAAGGCGTAGAGGGGATAGGTCGCGCTCGCCCCCGTCACTCCGAGATTCACCATTCGTTGGCAAAGTTCGGCTGGCCAAATTTCCCGCGATTGTTGAACGCCAGCCGAATCGATCCAACTATCCGTGAAACTCTTTCCCATCGGCACACCCAAAAGCATTTGGATGCCGCTGGCTTTTCCCTCGATCTTGTTCGCGTTGAGATTGGTGTTGAGTTTCCCCCACCACGGATACTTCACGGCCTCTAACCGGGCATATCCGAGCACCGGATGAATGTGCGGCTGGTTGACGGAGTGCCAAGCGTAACGCTTATCGCGAAACTGATTGTTAATCTCAAATCCCGCGAAGTGGCGATGTGGATCGCAATGCAAAACGGCCTCGCCCGGCAGCACGGAATCCAAGGTGACTGGAGCAATACGCCCCTCTTTATTTTTGTCCCAAACCACCTCTTGCAGCCACAAGCCGAAATTCAGGCACTCGCAAGCCGCAATCAAGCCGGTCGCCATGACCGGCAGCAAATCCTTTTCCGCCGACTCTTTCATTTCCTTGGCCAGATCGGGGTTGCCACGATCATCGACTATCTCAACGGATCGAGTTCCACCGCTCAGCGGCTTGGTCGTTGCGCCGAATGCGATCACCACCATCGGGTCTTTGCGAATCCACCAGAACAAACCTGGACTGCTGGGCGGACTCGGATCGTAGCCCGACGCCTGCCCGATATCTCCAAATACGCCGTATCCCAATCCGCCAGTGGAATTCGGGGAATACGAAAGCTGATTCCGATCCGTCGCGTCTTTCGGCTTGACCTTGCCGAGTTCCGGCTGGTCCTTTTGATCCATCGTCAGAGCGGTATAGGGACCGCCCCACGGCGCGAGTCCGGGCCATAACGCCCATCCGCCGAAGAACTGATCGACGCAACCGATGCCTGGGCCGGGGAATTGAGACATTATCCTCTCGCCGTCGCGATATAACTGTCAAAGTCACTTTCAAATTGAACGATTCGTCCGTTCAATCCATCGAGTTGGGCCATGACATATCTCATTGCATCGCATCCATGGTTGTCTTTGTCTATAGGGACTTCTTTAATCGGCTTTCCATCAGCGCTCTTCGGCCAAGAGTAGGCGTCCATTTCTTCCCGTGTGCTGGTTGGAAATTTCATCTCAACCAATGCCTCGTCAATTTCTTCTCTCGCGTCCTCGACCATGAACAATCGAGGTTTTTTGTCGCCCGCGTCTTTAAGCCGCTGAGCCACACATTGAATGCCGGGCGAGATATCGTTGAATCCCGCAATCACGGGAAGCTTTGCATTATAGAACGCCTCGATGTTCGCCGGTTCGGCGGGATCGCATACGACGAGTTCGGGACGGTATTCTTGATTCAACTCCTTCGCCCTGAGAATCCACCAATCGAGCGTACGCTTGGAGCGGAATATTTCCTTTGTAAGATAAGCCCTGCCGTCTCCGTCGATCCCCCACACCTGAATGATTCCGGGATTCGTATATCCCCAATCTATACCGAATACATATCGTCGAACCGAGACTTCTGAAAATTTCTTTCGGGTTATGACGTGCTTCTCGGCGTCAAATCCCTCGTAAACCAATCCTTCCGCTTGCGACCATTTTCCCTCCAATAAACGAAGCCTTCTCGCGCCAGTCAAGCTGGACAAAATGCCCATCGTCCGCTTGCCCTGCTGGGTTATTTCTCCCGATTCCGTGAAGAGCGTCGGATTATCGCGGTGATGCGAATCCAGCATCTTTAGCGGCCCGGATATCGAACGCTGCTTTAGCCAATGCTGCGGAGGACCGGGATTGCAGTCGCCAAAGACCCGCGTATAAGGCATCACCGCGCCGCGACCCGTTGTACGGGTCAGCAGGATTTCAAAGTCGTTCAGTGAAAGCTCTTCGGCCTGATTGATGTAAACAAAATCCCGCTCACTGGAAAGAGCCTTACCGGGATTGTCCATTCCTGCCAACCAAAGCCGAGAACCATTCGGGTAATCGAACCACTGCGGATGTTCGCCGCCGTATGTTTTAACCGGCGTATCTGGCCCCAAAATTCTTTTAAGGGTTTGTATCGCCGTCCCCACGAGCGTCGAATATACCTTTCGGCACATGACGCCTTGAGCGTTCGGATATTTCCAAAGCAAGGCATCGGCGTATTGCAGACATCCCCATGTTTTGCCCGTATTGTGATGCCAGACGCCATGTGCCGAGTAGTGTTCGCTGTCCGGAACACGCAAATCATAGAAGTCATCTATCCGATCAAATTCTATCGAATCGACAAGTTTCCACTGGACCAAATCGGAATTTTCCCATGAGGACCCTTGCCAAAACCGGCACTTCACTGTCCGCGATGGCGAGGGCAATTGGTACAAACAAGCGGCATGTGAAGGCGTTTTTGATTTCTCAGAATATTCGATACGTCCCACATTCCAATTCTGGTTCTGGAAACGCTCGCTGGAAGGGCGGACGCCGAATCGACAAAAGCGGATACGTTTTACTCTGGATTCCGGATCATCCGGATGCGGACAGTCACGGGCTTGTACGCGAACATCGGATTGTGATGGAGAAACAACTTGGACGCCGATTACTCCCGACAGAGGTTGTTCATCATCTTGACGATAACTGTTCAAACAACGATCCGAGCAATCTTCAACTGTTTGCAAACAATGCGAGCCACCTCGCGAAAACTTTGGCTGGCAAAAAACCTCGCCACACCCCCGCTGGGATCGAGAAGATGAGGGAACGCGGTCGCCAACTTGCAGCGATCCGACGCCCCGCCAGCCAAGCTCAGTCAAAATGAAGTGCTGTCGTGTTCCGCAAAAATCAGTTCCATCATTAAACCGAACTCTGAAAATTCTATCGCGTCCCTTCAGAAACGGAACTTCCGCCAAAACAGGACCATCCATCGTTTGCACGATGGGCCTCTTTCCAAGGCGGCATAACTTGTCAATTCTTGTACCGATACCGCTAACCGGATCGTCGATTATCGTTTCCCCCGCGATACATTCGGCAGGGCCAGAGACAATCGTTTCAAAATCTCTTGTCTTCCAAAGTTCCCTTGCCGCACCGCGTGGAGAGAATCCGCCCTCTTGTCCAGATTTCAATTCCGCGATCACATACTCGTTCACAGATCGCTCATGCTGACATTTTGGAGAATCTTCACTGTGATCGGCTGTCCGCCGGTCGTCACGTCCAAATTGTCCCGATATTTTTCCGGGCGCGCCGCTTTCAATTTGAACATCAGAAGATTGTCGCTGAATTCATGTTCTCGATATGGAACCATTTTGCTATTCGGATCGTCTGGATTTTCGGGGATCATAATCATTTGCCCCTTGTGGAATTTGTATTTCCACACGCCTTCCACCGCGCGACGAACCGCCTCTTCCTCCCACCGCTCAATGGCCTCTTCGTTCGCCTCGGCGAAGCGTTCGGCCCAAGTTGGATCAACGTCCTTCCAATATCGAGCAGCTTTGCGGGAAACCCCGGCGGCCTCGCTAGCCGTTCTGATAACGCCACTCTGCCGATATGCAGCCAGAAAAGCGGCTTGCAATGCCGCTCGCCGCTCCAAGCGGAACTCTTTTATCTCGTCCGGAGAAAGTTCTCGGTTAAGCTCTCGCTCGCGATTGGTGAGTTCCAAAAGCTCTTCACGAGTCAGCGTTTTATTTTGTTCGTCGCCTATCATTTTATCTCAAATGTGTGGCCAAGTTTTTCGCTTTATAATATCTCTAGTAACGTTACCCGTTAAACCAGCTATACCCCCATCCAAAGTAAGAATTCCCGCACCCATATGCTCCCCAGAAACCATAGTACGGCCACCACGAAAGCCATGGACTCGCGCCGTTGGGGACAATCGGCAGCGAAGCCGCGTTGACCGTCTGAATCGCTCCGGTCGGTGCGGTCTGCGGAGGATTATAAACGGCTCCTGTCAGAATTCTATCTCCGTACCAGACCATCTTGAGCCAGTCGCCGGCCCGCTTCCGAAAATCTCCCCATGGCGGCATTTTCTTGGTCGTGCTGCTGAGCAACCGCTTATCGTAGAGGTCCGTTCCCGCGAGTTGATAAAGAGCCAATTGCAAGCTCGCGTTAATCGGGTTCGTTCCGAAGGAAATCGGCACTTGCAGGCCGGTTGGACTGTTCGATACCGTGGAGTCGCATTCGTCCTCCGCCGCCATGATGCACTGCTGGATGGCCTGCGAATTCTGCTGGCCAGTACTGTCCGCGTCGCTTTGGATTTGCACGTTCACGCTGCCCAGATACGTCGTGAGCAACGTGGAATTGATGTACCTGCCCTGATATCCCGCGTTCTGCGTAATCGTCCCGGCGAATGGGCCGATGGTCTGCGATGCGTTTGTGACCGAGTACGTGAAATTATACGTCGCGCTGTTTCCAGCAAACGTAAACTGCCAGGAACCGCCCGTCAGCGTGAAAGAACTTGGGAACGTGACGCCGGACGGAATATTACCGAAAATATCCTGCAAGCTGAGTAGCGTAACGGCGGTGGGGCTTCCGCCGGAAAGTGGGATGGAAATCGTCGGCATATCACGTCACACCGAATAGCTCGCAAGCCGCGCTCGATGCGTTGCTTGTCGTAATCGTGAAATAGTAGGCGTAGCCCGTCGGCAATCCCTGCAATTGATAATTCGCCGATCCGCTCGGAGGCATCCCGTTGGGAAATGTCTGACCGTCGGTTGTTCGCGAGGATACGCTGGATGCCGCGACTATTCCGATGTCTCCGGCCTTGCCTCGGCAGTGCATTGTCCAAGACATCGTGCCGTTGGACACGCCCAGAACCGTAAGCCGCATCGTTCCGCTGTTGTTGGTGAGCGGAGCGCCAATATCGGACGTGTTGGAGGCCGTGGAGCTTACTGTCGGCGTCAAATCAAATGGGGTTAGAGTCATTCCGCCTCCCGAGGCCGTAGCGGCACTCGTCGAGAATGATTGCGGCGTTGTTCCAGCCGGCCCCGTAACTGTGATGATGACATTGCCCCACGAATTGTAAATCGGAACGGTGACGCCATAAATACCGCTTCCAGATGCTTGCTCCGTGACCGTCGTCGCGCCTGCTCCTGCAATGCTCGATCCGTTGTATGTCCCATAGAGCACCGCGCCATTGCTCGGCTGCGTGACTTGAACCGTGATTTGCGATGCGTCTCCGGAATATGCTGAGCCATAGACAATCGGAGGAAGCACGACATTGGTAACGCCCCCAGAATTCGCAACCGAGGCCGTGGCACTGAAGACGATATTCGACGCCGATCCAAAATTCGCCGGACTTTCCGTGTCATATGCCTCAGAATAAAACTGATCGCGCCCGCCAGCTCTGGCCGTTGCTACGCCGGAATAAACGACCGTCCCCGTTGTGGCGACCGTTTGAATGGCGCTATACGAAGCACCGTTGATTGATTGAAACAGGACTTGTCCACCGACCGGAAATGCTCCCGCCGTTGGAGCGGTTGCATAAACTGTATCGTTCCCTGCCGTTGTATTAATCGTGATTGTCGGGGCGGACGGCGGAGTCGGAGTTAGTGTTCCATTCCCGTAATCGAATAAGTTCTGAACCTGCAACGCGGTGAGCGCCACGCCATTGTAGATTTCGCAGTTGCCGAGATCGCCATTGAAAAACTGTGTCGCGGTGACGGCAGCAATAACTGCGGCAGATGCGTTGCCGATGATGATTGATTGTCCGGTCGCCGCGAGATAGGAAAATGCGCCGCTCGTGACCAGCGCGCCATCCGCATAAAAGCTATAGCCGCTGGCGTTGAATACCGCCGTCAGCATGTGCCAGTTGGTCGTATCCGGCACAGCCCAGCCAGCGCTTAACGTGCTGCTGGTATATAGATAGACGTGTGTCCCGGCCCCGTTGAACGCGGCATTTTGTTGCCAGAACCCAGCACCCCCGCCGCTTGACGGAAGCGCGTTTCCGAAGAGCATCGCAAATTGGGAGGTCGCACCGAACTTCACCCAGCAATTCAGGGTTAAGCTGGCGGCGCTGGCAGTCGCTATCGCTCCGGCGCTAATCGCCTGAGTTGTCCCATTAAAAACCTGAGCGGTCGTTGTGTCGCCATCTTGGAGCGGCCCGGCAACGCTCGTGACGGCAACTATCGGAGTCCCATTCTTGCTCGTGCCGTCCGAACCACTATTGACGATGGAGCTTGCGCCAGTTGTTCCCGTGGTTTCGCTGAGCCGATAATTTCGGATCGGCGGACCCAGCGAAGTTACATAGGACTCATAAGCTGCCATTTATGCGGCCTTCAATCCTGAAAATTGTGGTTCCAATCCGGCATTCAACGCGAGGCCGGCAGCTTGCGCCGCTGCGGTCCGGACTTGCGAAATATTCTGGTAGACGTTCGCCGTCCAGAACGCGTTCCAAATGCTCCCGCTCGACTGGGTGACATGCATCAGCGTGTCGGTTCCATTCACATTGCCGTAGGGATTCGTCACCACGCCATTCCAGTCCGTAATGAAGCCGTTGAACGTGTTCGGCCCCACATTATCATTGATCTGACAACACCAGATTCCCCCCACGAGAGCCGCAACGTTGTTTGTCAATGTGATGCCGCTCGCCCCATCGTCGAGGTAATAGGCGGGGGTGAACGAGCCCACCGCGTTCGGGTTCACGTTGTAAACGTAGTTGCCGTTGACCGCTGAGCCGGCGTTGTTTGTGTTCAGGTAGATGCCGCCGCCGTCATTCATCCGCAGGACGACGTTATAGACTAGATTGCTGTTGATGCTGATGTTGCGATTCGCGTCTCCATATAACCATCCCGGCGAGGTGATGACTGAGTTGTAGCCACCTGCCTGCCCAGCTGAAATCCCGTGATAGGGAATGTTGTAAACTTCGTTGTTGCTGATGCTGATGTTGTCGCCGCAATACTGGTGGACGCCCGATGCGTCGAAAAACTCTTTGCCCACATCATGCACGACGTTGGAATGAAAATTGACGTTGTGGATCGTCAGGGCATGCGTCTGTTGCGTCGGATCGCCGATGAAGACGCCTTCGCCGGAAACATCCTCAAAAACGTTGGCGAAGATATCCAGATTGTTTCCCGCTCCGTCGAACGCCGCGCCCGCCGTACCCAGATGGATGCCCGTGTTGTTATTGAAGACGATGTTATCGCACCCCGTCAATTGAACTGCCGCCGTCGTCTTTTTTTGGCCGCTGTTCGGGAGATAGAACGCCGCGTTGCTGCTAATCGCGCCGCCCGTCCAATAGGAGTCTCCGCCGATTCCAACATATCCCGATGTGCTGGCGGGTTCCGGCGCGGTCGTATGCGAAAAGGTGATTCCGGCGATCGTGGAATTCTGAAGCCCGTTGGCGGTCATCACCTGATTCAACAGACCGGCGATGATCTTCACGCTTCCGCCGGTGATTTGAGCACCAGTCACGCCTGCTGCCGGGATGAGGTAAAGCAGGTTGTTTGTGGTGTCCTGCCAGAATGTTCCCGCCGCATTGTTGGCCGTGAATATTTCCGTCGCGTTCTCAATCGTCGTGGGAAACGAGTTGTACCCCAGTAGTCCGATCCACGCCTTCAAATTCCCGTATGCCGTAGTCGGCATCGTGATCGTCGATCCGCTGATCGATGTCACGCCCAGCCGCGAGATAAACCAACCGGCTTGCGGTTGATAGTTGACGACGAATTCCAACTCGCTCGGTTTCGCGTAGGTCGGGACTGTCCCGGTGTACCCCGTACTTGTCGCCGCCCACCCGCTGGTGCTGATCGTCGTGGAGGAGCGGGAATATCGGTTGCCGAGGCTATCCCACAGAACGCGGGGCTTGCCGAGGCTGGCCGCGAAGGACGCGACGTAAATCGATCCGCTCGATAGCGACCATCCTGGCACGACTTGACCGCCGGAAAGGATCGGGGTTTCGCCAGGATTGCCTACCCAATTGATGCCGTTATGCAAACTCGTCAAAGCCAAAGCCGATGGCAGATAGTAGCTCCCGCCGCGAAGTCCGATGGTCGCCTGCGTCCTGCCGAGGGAGGCAACAAAGCTGGCGGCGTGAGACGGCGTAAGCCAAGGGCTTGATGCGCTGCCGGACCATAGATCGTTGCCACTGGGAGATACCCAGAAATCAGCGTAGATGCCTACGGGTTTCCCGGATTGAATCAGCATCTAATTCTTTACCGTGAACGCGGCTAGCGCCTCCGGGCTGATCGTAGACGAGTCGAAATTCCACGGCATCGACTGATCCGCCGTGAAGCTATCCGTCGCCCCCATGAACGATCCGAGCGTGAAGCTTGGATTGACTACCGACGGCAACGTTCCAATCACGCCGCCGACTCCCGTGACGCCCCAGAGATAATTCGGCGCGCTGCCGACGTAGTTGATTGTCTCGGTCCCACCGCGCGTCAAATCGACGTTCGGCAGGCAGGGGATTTGCTGCGGGCTATTGAAGCTGCCCTGTCCCCAGGCGACATAATTTCCGATGCAATCCATCTTGCCGTTGACGGCGGGATCTTGCGTATTCTGATCTCCCGGCTGGATGTCGCACCACCAGAAGTAATCCGGCGTCGGCCAGTTCTTGGCATAGACGACGTTGCCGGAGACTTCGAGATATTGCGCGCACACCGGGTTGAACCAAAGCCCACGCTCATTTCCCTTCATGTTGGTCTGCGTGCCCGTGTATCCCAACGATTGCGAAATCCCCGGCGTTCCGGCCGGCTGAGTCGTTGTGCCGTTGGTGGCCGCCATATGAGCATCGAAAACGGGGCCAGCGCCTTCAACGGCATTGCCGAATACCCACTGGTTGTACATGGCGATCATGAGGCCATAGGCTGGATTCTCGAACGTGCATTTTGCGACGATAGCCCCGCCGACGACCTTCAATCCGTCCAGGCTGGGGCCAATGTAATCCCCGATGAATCGATTGCACGGCTCTGGAACCGTGGCGGGGATGTTCACGCCGATGGCGTCGTTGGTGTAAGCGGTTGGATTAATGTACACGTTCCAAACGGTGTCGTCGCCATTACGCGGCGGCTGACCTAGCGAAACGATGCCGGCGTCATAGTCTTTGAACTTGCATTTTACCACCCACACATCACGAACACCGGCCATGTAAAGCTGATCGCGAGCGCCCCAACCGCCCTCCATATCGCAGTTGTAGAGCATGATCGTGGGGAACTGATAGGCGGGATTCGTGTAGGTCGATCCGTTATAAACGCTGAACTGGAATTGAAAGACGTTCTGGTGATTTTTTGAGTGCCAATTCTGAAAATAGATTTCCGCGTTGCTTGGCCCCGGTGCGGTCATCACCACCGTAGCCACCATCACTCCATCGGCACCGGTTCCATCCGTCTCAAATCCGTCAAACCAAATGTGGTTCGGGCTGGGGATGTTGATCTGGGATTTCGGCGTGATGTACGCAATCGGCAGGATTCCGTTATTTTTGCTGGAATCGTACCATTGACCGAGGCCGCCGATAACCTCCACGCCACAGTGCGTGCCGACGGTGGGCTGCATCGTCATGTTGGTGAAACCGGCGGATGTGGTACTGATGAGCCCATCGAACCAAACCTTGATCCATCCGGTTTTCGTGCTGCTGACTGCGGCTGAAATCGTTGTGGACGATGCCGGATGCATTGTGCCGTTGGCATCGACCCAAGCCGCTGTGTGGTAATGCGGCGTCCCCGGCATCGCCACCTCCGGCGATCCGTCGCCATACGAAACACCCCATCCCGGCATCAGCTCCGGATTGATCCCGCCGGAATCGCAGGCGCGAGCCTTGATCGCGGTAGTCGCAAACGTGGTGCTATCCAATGTCGGCCAAGTTGGGGAGACGGGCAGCCCAGACGAGTCGAGAATCAGCTTTCCGGCAAGATCGGGATGTCCATCGCCATCGACCGCAAAGCGCGGCAGCCATCCATTGGTGTTGTCCGCGACTGCCGGCTGGCTTGTCGGCGCGGTCGTTGGCGGTGTCACCACTACGGGCGGCGAAGGCTGTGTAACCGGCGGGGTGACTGGCTGAGTTGGAAGGGTTGCCGGCGGCGTCGGGGAGGTGGTAGGGATATTGAACGTGATCGACGTTGCGCCAGGCGGAATCGGAATCGTCTGCGAAATCGCTGCAAGAGTAAGTGCCGCGACAATCCCGTTGAAAATAAAAACCTTATGAATTGGTTTCATAATTTTGTCTTGGCTTTAGACCTTCGATGTTCCTTCAACACCCCGCGCAAGTCGTTGGCGCGTTCGGTGCTGAAGCCAGTGCATTGCGTCTTCAAGATGGGTCAGCGCGATTGCGTTCTCGCGGCACTTGAACTCGCCGGACTGGAAGCCTTGAAGGCGGTCGATCACTACGGCAAGCAAAAGCTCGTTACTGATGCCGTTGACTCCGTTCTCGGCTATTGGCCCCTTCTGGAACGGAATCAAGAGGCTCTTGCCATCATCAATCGCGTATTGATGCAATGTAGTGTTATCGGGCATCTTCACTAGATATTCATGATGCGCGCCGCCCGATCCAGGTTCGTCAATCGTACCGACTTGCAATGCTTCGTTTAGGCCATTGAGCTTGTGTGTTGTGATTTCTCTCATGTTCCGTAATTCTCCGGGAACGGTTCCATCGGAATTGTCTTGCCATTCAGTTCGTGTGAACAGTCGCCGCAGTATTCGATACTTCCGTTCGTAATATGCAGATGGCAAACGGTTCGCATTGATCGATCTGCCGTATCGTTACATTGAAGTCGAAGCGACGGGCGAAATGTAGGATTCTCCACGTTTCGGTCGAAACTCCATCGGGGCACGTGATAGCTATGTCCACATTTGCATCCGGGACACCAAAACATCCAAATCGAATAATCTGGGTACTTCCGCTCATGGAGTTTTGGCGTGTGCTTGGTTAACTCGCTCATTGATAACTCAAATATTCCAGCAAGAGAACGAGGCCGCAAAAGACGAGGAGCAACGCGGCCAGAAACAGAAGGAACTTGGCGTCACTGCTCATCCGAATACAAGTACGAGAACGAGAATCAGAACCAGCAATCCGCCACCGCCATACCCCGCATAGTAGTAGCCGTGAAGTCCGCCGCCCAATGCTCCGATCAAGAGGAGAATCAGAATGACGAGTAGGATGGTTCGGGCGGTGGAGTTCATGTCAGCGTCCCGTGTGATTGGAAATCAACTCCGCAATGAAGTGAAGTATCGCCTCTGAGATACAGAATCCCATCCCGAAAAACAATCCGAAAAGAAACTGACGGGCCGCCGTGATGAGTCCCGATCCAGAATTGCCTGGGGGTACAATTTCTGACATAGAATTCGCCTTTCAAAGTCTACTGCTGATTTTCCTTGATCGTTGCAACCCGTGATTCTCCGCTCGGTTCCGTCGTGGGTTCCGGCGCGTGATGATCGCGATTGGTGCTCATCGGCACGTTGTCATGACCCGCCATGTAGCTCATCCAGTTTTCGTCCTTCGTGAGCCTGCTATCCAGCTTTTCCATCCATCCCGCAAGAGTACCTAGTTGTTTCTGGACGTTTCCTTTTTCGATCGTATCCGCCGTCTCGCTCGCAACGCGAGCATCATACCGATCCTTCGCATCAAAAACTGTCACAACCCCGCCGACGAACCCGCTGAGGATCGCAATCCACTTTGCTGCTGATACAGCGGCCCGTTTGAGATCGATGGGTTTTGGACGAACGGAAGTTTCTGGGACGTTGCTCATTATTCATTTTAACGATATCGCCGCGAACATCTCACGCGGAAAATTATTTAGGAATCTCGGCGTCCTTTGCCTGAACTGCCCTGCCGATTTCCATCGTGGCCGCGTCCTTTTCTGTAATCTTCAGTGCGGCAGCATCGTCAACTGCCGACTGCTTCCCCTTTAAAAAAGCCAGTTCCTCCATTTTTTTGATCGCCTCTTGCATTTTACTGTTCACGTCAAGGCGAATCGTTTCGAGCTTTCCAGACGTGGTTTCAGTGTTCGCTTTGCGGTCGGCCTTGGCTTGGAGATTCATCCGATATTGGATGTACAGTCCAGCAACTCCGCAAATGGCAAGGATGATGGCATTCCAATCCATGTTGTTTTAGCCCGCGATTGGCTGTTTCAACTTAAGCCCGGACGGCTACCGTGACGCGGGCAAAAGCGGTTAGGATTTTCATTTCCTTGGATTTCCGTTTTCGAGGCGTTCAACCACCGCAGACTTGTGCCTAGACCGATCCTCTGCACGCATGAACAAGGATCGAGCGAATCGTTTTGAATTCCTTTTTCGCACCTTCATCGTGGCCTCGCGACAATCTCCCGGTCGCCGTCTTTGATGATGCGGAAACGGGTATCATCGCCGGGGTTGGCGCGGATAATCCCCAGCGGCAGCCGGTCGAGGTAATTGATCGACGCGGGGATCGAATCGTCAGGCTGTTTCGTGACGCGGGAAACCTCGATCACGATATCCCCGGCGTTCAATTCCTGACCGAATACATCTTTCATAACTGACTTTTGCTCGTCGTAAAAAACCGGAAGCCATTCACGATATCCGCATTCACAAGAAAAGTGTTGCTGGCACGGAGCGAGCGTCCGAACCGGAATTCCTTCGGTAGCCCTAAGCGATCCGACCCTTAGGCATCTTGGACAAGTTATTTGGCCCCTACAGTAAACGGCCATCGCGCAACCTCAGTTCAAATAACCCGCGCCGCCATTGCGGGGACGGCGCGGGGAAGGGGGAATAGGAATCGGTTAGGCCGTCGGCGCGACGGTGCTGGTGACTGGCGGCGCGGCAGGCGTATTCGCGGCCACGGCGGTCGTGAGTGTCGTCACGTTGGTTTGAAGCTGGGCGAAGGTTGAATCAATGACCGCCTGCTGAGCGGGAGTGATGGTATTGGCCAGCGCGGCAGTGAGTTGGGCCTGAATTCCGCTGAGAAGGGTTTCCAAGCTTGTTTCGAGCGTCGTTTCCTGGGTGACTTCGTTGGCGAGATCGGTGATGGATGCCATGATTGATTTCTCCTGACCAATTAAGGTCTGCAAAAGTTGTTCGATACGGTCGAGTCGATTGATGATCTGTTGAAACATACGATTTAGCCAGCAGCCAATTTGGCTTTTGCCGCCGCCGTGATCTGTGCGATTTCCTGATCGATTTCGCCTTGCTCCGCGATTGCGGACGCCAGTGCCGTCTTGATATCCCTTACTTCATCGGCATCAGGATCATCGTTGTGCTGGATCAAGTCCGTAATCAGCGTCACGATATCCGCGCCCAGTGATTCAAGGTAGGGCAAGCACTGGATAATCAATGCAATTGTCGCAACGCTCATGGCTGTGTCGTGATGATGGGAATGGGGATTGCCGCGACCGGTGGCGGCATAACGGGCGGCGAGGACGCCGTTGGCGATGATTGGATGATGTAGTTGGCCGCGATGGTAGTCAGTGCCGCGGTGTCACGTTGAATATTCGCGGAGAGTGTCGCCGAAGTTGGATTCGCGTCATACGCCGCCACGTCGGCGGAAGCCGTAGCCAAGGCCGGTGCTACGATGTTCGTCCAAGTCTGCGGACTGATTTTGTTGGCGTTCCAATCGTTAATCAGTTCGGCGCGAACGAGGTCATAGCCCACGGTGACGCCGACTTCCGAAATTCCCGTGATGACGGCGGATTCCTGCGTAGTCGGGGCCGAGGCGCAGCCCGCGTTCAGACTGGCAATCGCCAGCCCAATCAACATCGTCACGATTCCAAATATTCTGAATTTCATGAGGTTCCTTAAATTGTGCCCGTGATGCTGATGCCGATCGCGCCAAGTCCGCCGGCGATGATGCCGTATCCAGCGTGCGCCGCCGTCAGTTTCCAATTCCATGCGGCCCCCGGAGCAGACTGGCCGTAACTGTGCAGATCGACGCCTACAGCAATCAAACCGCCGATCATCGCGCCGATCAATGCTTTATACAGCGTTGCGAGGCTTGGAGTCGGTTGTGAGGTCTGTGCGATAAGCTCAAGCATTGATGCTCCGTTCATTTTCACACATCCATCGTTTCCAGCACGATCTCCGCGTCACGGCTGATACGCGCCCACGACGCCGCTTGCACGGATACATGACGGAGTTTCAAGTCCACCAGCAATCCATATTGAGCGCGTTTCAAACTCGTCAATGCACCGACTACGAGACTTTCGGTCGTATCAAGTTCCGTCGCGATATCATCGAAATCCACCCGATGGCCGGGCGGACGAAGGGTTCCGAGCACTTGCTTGGCGAGCGGGGGGAGTTGCTCAAGGGTTTTGAAGTAGTCGATGTTGCGGTTCAATATTCCTCCAAGCAGTCCCGATCAATCTCAAGCTGCCGAGCCGAAGCAACGCCGAAGTCTTTGACCGAGCTTAGCGAAATCACGATTTTAGATTTCTTCCCGTCCCGAACCACGTACCCCTCAAGCCCCATCATCGGCCCGGCAATTACCCGGCATCGCTCGCCAGGTCGGAAGTTCGTCACTCTTTGCAGTCGGTCGCCCAAGCCGGCACCGTAGACAATTTCAAAGTTCCGCAGATCGGCCCGAAGCCTCGATTGATCGGATATTCGCTGCTGTCGCAAAGCTCGGCCCGTGTCCGCCACCGCGTAGAAAACGTCGGCCTCTTCGCGTCCGCAGTCCCCCAGAAACACGTACATCGGGAAGATGATCGCTTCCCATGTTCGCCACTCTGCTAATCGTGGATACCAACGCTTAATTCGCTGCTTGGGGACATAGCACTGAAATCCCTGATCAGTCAGATCGCCGCAAAGGTTTTGTTCCTGTTTCCAGCGGGTTTGAATCAGGCGGATATCGCCAGTGAGTTGATCTGGGGTGATGCGTGATGGAACGTCTAAGACCGCTGCTTCCATGCTCGTTTTTCCCAACCCGCCGACGCGGTAGCCACATTGATTTTGGGACAACTTTCCCTAGGTTCCCGCGTAACTTAGCCATCCTGTTTGCGCTTTGTCAAGAGAGAAGTGTCGGGATTATCCTCGTCGTCTACTTCCGCGACCTCGCAAATGCCCATTCGCACGAGTGCTCTGGCCGCTTCCAGTCTGCGCTGGCGTCGGCAGGCTCTTGCAAAGATCGGCCAGCAGCTTTTGGAACGTGGCCTTTTCGGTGGTTTGGGCCTGATTGTACGCGGGCCAATTCTGTGGATACGTCTTGCGGGTTTTGGTGACGGTGACGGCTTCCGTAACCGTGGTTGAGCCATCGGCGTGATGCTCGCGCTTGATGTAGTATTCGACGGCGTAAATGTGCTTGCAACGGCAACCCCGGATCGTGTGATCTTCGCAAGTACAGGTCGGACGCTCCGCGTTGTATGCGACCTTGTATTTCGTGGGACGGGGATTGGTGACGGACGGGACAAGGTAGATTCCATTCTGTTTGTCGATCCGAGCGATAGCTGCGATTTCCAAACCGCGCTGTTTGCGGGCATCAATGCCAGCCGTGATCCCATCGGTGTACAGATTAAGGTTGCCGTTTTCCATGAATATGAGTGTACGGACATTAATCGTCCCCGTCAAGAATAAAATGTCTTGACGAATACGATTTTTGTCCGTACCCTTATCGTATGGCAAAAGCTGGACGACCGAAGAAAAAACCGGATGCCGTGAAAACCGAGTGGATTGAGATGCGCGTCGAGAAGTCCGAAAAAGACGCATTCCGTGCCGCAGCGGAAGCGGCGGGATTGCCCCTATCCGGCTGGATAAGGCAACGCCTACGCCGGGATGCCAAAAGGGAACTGGAGGATTTGAATTTGCCCGTGGCATTTCTAGAGCGTCTTTCTGGCTAGGCTCCTATGGCTTCGCCGCCACAACAATTTCCACGATACCGACCGGCGTCGGATGGATCGCTTCTTTTGCAAATCTGTCAGAAACGGGGATGCCCGCAATCGCAAATATCTTCATGGCTCGCTTTCGTATCTCCCTCATTCTATCGGACCGATTGGAATCTTCTTGGCTAAGCATTACGCCGATACCCGAATGGATTTTTATCCCCTGTTCGCTCGCGTCGAGGTGCAAGCTTATACCTCCGCACCAGCCGCAATCGTCAATCATGCATTTGTGGATTAGCTGCGCGAAGTGAGCGGCTTGATTGTCTCCAAACCCCACCTGCAATACTTGGAATTGTTGTGGCGCGAATTCAGAAAGAGCATCTTTGATGGATGCCCGTTGAGCATCTGTAAGAATGCGGTACGAATTCTCGGGTGTGGAGACGCGCTTTTCAGAGGGAACAAACACCGCTGAAGAGTCGGTCTGTACGTTTCTGGACCACGTGTAATTACGAGCACCACCCTTCCAAATTGCCGTACCGTTTATTTTATTTCCATCTTCCGATACTTCGCTCTCGTGATCCTGTTTAACCTCCCAATCAGGAGGGCAATTTGTATGGTAAAGAGTTCCCCTAATTTTCCTATCTAGTCCGATTGTCCCGGAAATCTCGGATTCAACGAGTGTGCCGTCCTTCAGCTTATACGAACATTTCCCCGTCCACTTATCGCCATCCTGTGTAATTCGCGTGATTGCTCCTTCCGCGTCTTTCCACGCTCCAGCGATAGACGGAATGATGGGGCGGTCTTCCGGCTCCTGTTTTTCCAGTTTAGGGGTAGCTATTTGTTCTGGTGTAAGCGCTCGGCTCGGATCGCCAGCATAGACCGTCAGATTCGCAGGGAAGTCTATTGAGTCACCTTCTTTAATCTCGACATACCTTCCATTCGGAAATGTGAGCTTTAGGAACTTACTGTCAGGAAACATTTGGGGAAGATTGAGTTCCCTGAAGTTCGCGCGGATGACCGCCCCCGTTTTTTTCGCTTCAAACATTTCCCGCTTCACTGTCTCAACCAAGTGGCGTCCATCCAACGTAAAATCCGTCCAAAGGTCTTTTCTGGCCGCTAGGCCCTTGCCCCATTCGGCTCGCACGAATCCATATGGCCCGAATTTCTTTAGAAGTCGTTGCATCGGGGCCTTAAAAATGAACTTCCAAATTCGCTCTATAAACGAAACAACAGCTAAGAAAGCTACTAAAATAAGTAACGAAATGACCTCGAATCTAGTCACCTTCGTGTGCTCCCACTGTAAGGCGCGAGATGCCGCTTCGCGGGGAGAAGTCTGGGATTCCACGCATAGGTAGAACCACGAATAAATCCCTACGACCCATGCAATGAGCTTGAACAGGAAGGCGCTGAGCTTCTGCATGAAATGTTTCTCCAGTAATCGGGTCGGCCCGGCGCGGTGCTGCCGCTGGAGGCAACAACACCGCCCCGGACTCACGGCGGATAGCTATTCCGCCGCTCCCGAATACTGGATATTGTCTCGAATGCTGAAGATGTTGTCGAATTGGCTGCATTTGCGGGTAAGATGTTGGCCTAATGATTGCGCCTTATTATTAACAGTGCGATTGCGAGCGCAAGTTGAGAGAGGAGGGCGGCTATTAGCATGACGTTATCCTCCACTGCGACGATAAATGAACTGGCAGACGACCATTTCTTACTTCATCCTGTTGGTTGGCAATTTCTTTCTTGCGCTCGTCGTGTGGGTGGATCGAAAAAAACACAAGAAAGATCCCAAAGAACCATTGGAGCGGCTTAGCTATCGGTTGCTCGCAATTGTTGTGGTATTCGATGTGATAGGAATTTGCCTTGCGGGGTGGGGAGAATACGCCACCCGTGCGCCTCGGACTCTCAATTGGCTTGAGCGACGAACGCTTGGGCAGGAATTGTCCAAATATCGCGGCCAGCGGTTTCGCGTTGTCGTAGCGGCAGATAATCTTGAGGGATTGGGATTCGCTCAAATACTGGCTTCTTGCCTTCGCGATGATTGTGGCTGGAAGGGGTCGGTTGGCATATTTGATCGGGTAATTTTGTCGCCCGGGGTTGCTGTCATACCCAGCGGCGATGATGTTATGACAGATATAAAATTGGGGACCGGAATGCCGATCTTCCACAGTTTGTATGTGGCGTTTGACGACGCTGGCGTGCAAACATCTTCGATGGGAGCGGGCATTCCCTTGGAAGATCAACCCCCGTTCGGAACGATTGACATCTATGTTGGCCCCAAGCCGTAGCTCCTCCCCCCTTCCGTTGTGCAGACACAACTTCTGTTGTGCAAGTGGCTTCCGTTGTGCAAAGCTGACAAATAGCATTTTCTCGTTCATGCCTTCTTCCTCCGCTTCCTGCCGTTGGCCTGGGCGGCGGCGATCTTGGCTTTGGAGCGGGATTTTCCGCCTTTGCAGCCATACTCAGCGGCGAGCGCCCGACGAATCTCCTTAGAGATCGTTATTACTTGGTTGGTTCCGTATTCGTGCATCTGTTTCACCTGTCGCATGTAAAACACTTATATCCGCTAAGTCGCGTGTGATACCGTTGTCCGCCACACTTCTGGCATCGACCGCGTTTTTCCCACACCTTGCGGAGTATTTCGCCTGCAATTTGGTCGTCCGTCCATTCTCTGAAGGGATTCGGTTCGCCAGCGTTTCGGACGGCAAGAATCGCGGCATTCGTTCGAGTGACGGCTTTTTTCAAGCAATCCGACAGACGGCCTGGACAGATTATCGCGTCGATTCCATCCGCCAACCCACCGCCGTCGGGAATTGCTTCCCAAGCGGTGAATTCGATTTGCAATCGCTTCACGTTATCCATCGTCAGAATACCCTAGCCGCTTGGCTATCGAATGTCAAGCATAGAATATTTCGAGTCGTCTGGATAATTTTCCGATTCAATGATTGACAATCCCAAGCTGGTTGGGTTAAAGTATAGGCATGAACGCTAACGAACGATTCAAAAGACGAAGACTTTCTTGGAGAAGCGATATGAGCAGTATTGTAAAGTATACACCGGCGATGGAATCCAAGCTTCGAAACGTGTCGAGTCTCCCCAGGGGCCTACGATGTAAATTCCTCGTCTGCCTTAATGGGGAAAACGGTGAGTTGATTGCAAAGCAATGGCATCGCGTTCGCCCGAAAATTTCGAAAAATGAAACCCTCGTTACCTTTTGACTTGACTAAGCCAAGCTGCTTTGCTACCCTTCCCTCGCCGACGCAATTGGGCGTCGGGAAATGGAGAAAAAGATGAAATCAACAACGAGAACTGAATTGGTTGGAAACCTGCGGGCTGGCGATATTATCAAGCTCCACGTTATTCCCCTAAAGGTTATCGAAGTTGTCGCTGGTCCTACCGATTCGTGGGCCTGCCGCGATCACGGTTACTACATCAGGGCGGCGTTAGTCGAGAATCCCAAAGATATAACATTCTATGGGCCGTATCCAGATGCCCATGTTGTAACGTTCGCCTAACCCCCAACGCGCCGCGATGCGGCGAAGGAAATAACGTGTCCTACAAGCTTAGAAAAACTAAGGCCGTTATGGCGAAGGCCAGAGCTATCCTCCGGAGTATTCCTCGTGTCAAAGGCGAGACACGAACTGCGTACGCCTGCGGAGACTGCGGAACAGTCTTTGGGCGCAGATATATTCCCCATGGCATTGGTCGAGGACTTACTATCGGAGCTTGCATGTGCCAGTTGACCGCGCATCGTCCAATGCTAGAGATACTTTCGTACCGTCCTTAACAGCCGCGATGCGGCGGGAGATGAAGAGATGAAAAAGACCAATAATCACAAGCCGCACATGCATAATGCTGGTTATGTGACCGAGCGAAAAAGCAACCACCCGAAGCTACCAGGACACTTCGTTGTCTATGACAGGGACGCAAACCCATCGCCTGGCATTGACGCCGATGAACGCTGGATCGTCATGCACGAACCATCATCATACCACGTCGCCTGCCCAAGCTTGAGTAAAGCCCGCGATTTGATGGTCGCGATGGCCGCTGGTTCGGACCACGTGGATCTTGGACAACATGAGGTGAGGTCATGAATCACAAAGAACTTTTGGACGATGCGAAGGACGCGATTGATAAGCTCTTTTCCGATCAGAGTGTCGGTAGGAGCACAACTCGCGAATCTCTCGAAGAATTGAAAGACGAGATCGAAACGAAGTTGGACGCGCTAGACAGCGATGACAATGCCGCCGACGAGTAACTTAACCCCCTTCACCGCCAGGCCGGAGCGCGGGGGAACAATTGTAAGGAACAGAACATGCTCGCATATCTTGGAAACCCCCAGATCAAAACTGATATCCTTGCCCAGCTTGAGGCCCACCGAAAGGCGGACCAACTCATCAAAGGAACCTATTGGCAAAACGGCAAGGGGTGTGCGGTCGGATGCACAATCCATAGCGGCCAACACAAAGAGTACGAGACGCGATTTGGAATTCCTCGACAACTTGCGCATTTGGAGGATTGTATTTTCGAGCGGCTTCCCAACGGGAAGTCAATGGAATGGCCAATCCGCTTTATGTCGGCGATCAAGGTCAACTCCGATCTGTCGATGGTCTGGCCGAAATTCGCGTTGTGGATTCTCGACGGACTTCCCGCGAAATCAGATCGAACCAAAAAGGCTATCTCTGGCGTCCGTGAATTGTATGCGGAATGGATCGAAACATCCGTGAAACCATCCGACGAAAGGTGGCGCAAGGTTCATGCTGCTGCTGCTGCTGCTGCTGCTGCTGCTGCTGCTTATGATGCTGCTTATGATGCTGCTGCTGCTGCTGCTGCTGCTGCTGCTGCTTATGATGCTGCTGCTGCTGCTGCTTATGATGCTGCTGCTGCTGCTGCTCGAATTAAATTTTGGATTTCGGCCAGCGACAAGCTAATCGAACTGTTGGAAGCGGCTTAACCATCCCACTGCGGGAAAGAGAGACAGATGAGCAAAAAGTATTTCAAAATCACCGTTGAGGGCATCGGCCAGTTCCCCTACGACATGCTGCGCTACGATCAATGCTTTCCATTTACCGAGACGGACAGCGCAAATATTTCGTTGCGGTACGAAAAAAGACAAGTGACGCTCCGCGCATCAATGCCGCCAACTCGCGAGCGTTGGCAATCATTTATGTGGCGAGTAGTTGAAGTTGACCAATATTAGCCTTCCCGCCCGGCGCGGCGGGGAGAGGAGATAGGAAGATGATACGCATGCCCCGAGAACTTGTGATTCGATGCTGCAAACAATACGCCGCCCGCGATGCAAATGCGGGAATGTGGGTTGGGACAGGAGTTCCGGACTGCATTCAAGAGGCTCTCAAGAAACATGTGTCTCACATTGACGACATCAGCCAATACGCGGTTCTTGAATCCGTTATATCTCATTTGGCAATCGCGCTTGTGGCAGCAGAACTTTAACCCGCCCTCCGGCGGCGAAAGGTGAAAGATGAACGATAACCCCCTCGAAGACGTAAGTACGGATGATCTCCTGCAAGAGCTTCGCCGCAGATCGAAGACGATGTTTTTCGCGATGCGACCGATGGCCGATCACCACGACTTCACAGCGGTAATCGCACTGGCGGTTGATGGGCGCAAACCTACAACCGCAGATGACCGTGATCGATGCTTAGGGTTGGCATCACAAGCAATGCAATATGCCGTCCCGAAAAACGTTGGTGATTAGTTCCCGCCCGATTTCCCCAGCACCTGGCGCACCAGTTGCTCCAGCTCGTGCATCCGCGATTCCAAGTCGCTCGGAACAGCTTTGCCGACCGTCCGGTCCATAATCTCCGCATACGCCGCGCGGTCGCCTTCCTTTGCCATCTCCACCATCTTGCGGGAGGCTTCGAGCATGTCTGCTGGCGTTGCGGCCTTGAACAGCACCGCACGTAATAGGGCGATTCGCCGGGCATGTGGGGCTGGCTTGCCCTTGTTCAATTGGTTGCCTACCGCAAACCGCCCCCAGCGGTCGTGAGAGGCCGGAGTCATCTTGTCGGGAATCGTTCCACGCTCGATTACGGAAACGTTTTTATCCCCTTCAAGGTCACTCATAAACGCCTCACTAACCCACCTAGGAACGCATTACAAGCGTCGGCGACGATTTTGTGGGGTTAGGTGCCTTGGGGCGGGATTTTGGCGGTGGCGACGCGTGGATTTGCGACATGTGGTTTTCGGAAATCGCGGGAAAAACAGAGTCAGAGTCAGCCTCCCGTGCGCCAGAGCTTTTAGGAATTCCCGTACGGCGCATAAGGACTTATGGCGCTTTTATCATTTCTTCCTTATACGCGAAGAGTAAGGGTTGACTCTGTAAATCATATATGAATGACCAAATAATCAACTTTTAAGGCAGAGTCATATGTTATTTAAATCTATAGATATGGTGTTTTTGAATAAGAATCGCCGTTTTTAGCAGAGTCAGAGTCAAGTGGCCGTGACTCTGTGACTCTGTGAATATTGTGAAATTGCTTTATCTATTATCACATCCATAGAGTCACATATGTCTGACTCTGTTCTGACTCTGTGTTTTTGGATGTGTGACTCTGTGCTCAATCTGGAATGGTCGAGTCCGCTTCAACGGCAATTTCAGGCACATACGTTTTTGGGAATAGCTTCCAAGTTGCCCCCGCCGAGTCGTCTTTTTTGGGATCGACATCGAATTTGAGAATTCCCACTACTCGCCGCCGAAACTGTTTTAATTTGGAACCAATCATTCTGGCGGTTGGCGTCTTCCCTGGCCCTGTCTTTGTAATGGCCTCAACCGCCGCCCGCATGGCAATGTCGATATCCCCCTCGGAGCGCAATCGCGGGTTGTATAGACGGTTGATAAGATCGGCACAGGTCATGCCGATTCCGTGATGGTCAAATTGGTCCCATGCCTTGACTAAATCCCGCAATTGAATTCCCGTCTCATCAGATAGCTCCATCATATTCGCCCGCGTATTGCATGGATCAACTTGTCCGATCCAAATCAAAGCGTTGCGGATCAAATCCGACCATCCCTCGAATGATCCGAAGGCCGACAGTTTTTCCTTTTTGGGAGCACCGGCGCGAAAATAAGCCATCAAAATCGTCAGGGCATACGACAATAATTGGGGACGGGATTTCAGGATATGCGAACGAATCTTGGGAATTTTGAAATTATTCCGCTCCTCTGGTCGTTCTTCTTGTGAGTCTAACCGGATATGAATAGCCCGACGCGCCGCATCCGCGGCGATGGTGAAGTTGTTCCCCGTCGCGTACCACGTCGTGTAAAGCGGAACCTCTTTCGTCTCGCTATATCCTAGAATCCGATCCTCCCAACGTGTGGCCGTCAATGCCCGATCAATCGCGTCATTGCCGAATGTTCCCGTGACGTTATCGAGCAGCACCATCGACCGGCCAGCCAACGCAATAGCCGTGATTTTCTTCGCCATTTCCACGGGATCAGCCGAATATCCGCTAACCGGCATCTCGCGGCCCATGATGATAAGCGCGGCGACTTGGCACGATAATCCTTTGCCGGAACCCCGCACGTTGCCGTCCGTCAGAAATGCCGGGGAAGGCCCATCAAACGCAAACCTCGCCAGTGGCGTCAAAAGGCTGGCGAGCCACGCGGATCGATGCTCCGACAGTTCAAAGGGGAAATCCGAAACAAGTTCCAACAGTTTATCCACCGCGATTGAGGCATCGTCCATATCAACTTCGCCGATAGCCGGAAATTCCTGGGATGGGACGTACAAAACTCCAGTTTGTTCATCGTATCCTGCTATCTGATGCAGTGAGCCATCTGCCCGTAATACCGGAGCATCAGAAATTGCCCGAAGGCCACGGACATTCGGCCACTCGCCCCGCGCCAGAATCATTCCTGGAAGCCAAACTGGGACGTGTGTACGAACATCTTTCCACCCCTCTTTTGTTTTGATCTTCTGCATGAGCTTCGCCCGTCGATTGATCCGTTCGCGTACCCATAAGGGAGAAGCTTCTATAATCGTGGGGTCGCCGATAATTCCCTTCCGTTTGCTCCGTTCCGCCGCATTGACAACATGAACCAAAGCGCCGGCACGATGATAAAGTTCTGGGTCACCCTCAATTGCCTCAACCGTTCCGTCCGCGACAGTATGCTCATCGGTTGACACGAAGATTTCTGGTCGATTGTCTTCTTCTTCGCTCGCGTCGCCGGGGTGCGCGTGTTCAGGCGGTTCGATCACCTCGGGGTGACCGTTATCCCCAGTTTCAACGTCGGGATGGCCGTTTTTTCGCGTCGATGGGGCGCGAGTTCGATCGCGTTTTTTGCTCTCCAATCGCCGCTTCTCAAAATCCGTCGGCTCGCGGGGGGATTGACTAAAAGCCTCTCGCAACGAGGCCATCGCTTCATCGACAGAATATTCCTTGTCGCCTCGCGGACAACGGGCGCAAAAATCCTGAATGATTGGCGTGGCTTCCGATTCGCTAAGCCGGGCATCACGCAACTGGCAGGCCAACCAAAAGCCGGTGTTATTTCGATTTCCTACTCCGACTATCGCCAGCGCTTTTCCCAGCCAATAAGGTCCGGATTCCGTCACGGTTCTTTCAGCCGGCGGAATCGCCTTTGGTTTCTTTTTTGCGTCCCGATTGGCCTCAATTACCCCGTAAATCCATCGCGGCATTTCCGCGACCTCGAAATCGTTGAGCCATTCGTATTGCCTGCCGCTGGGCACACGAGAAGGGGCCACGACAATGTATCCGCCGTTACCCCGCGTATCGATCTTGTCTCCTAGAACCGGCCCTGGCGGCTGGGTGTTAGCAACGGGATGAAGTGGATCGAATTTGAACAGATAATGCTCTCCCCCCTCTCGCGGCGTCCGCTGACGCAATGTTTCTGGGAGTGTTCCATATTCCTGTTGAAGCACTTCCAAAGATTGCTGGCCATAAACGCCGTCAATATCTACCGCGATGACTCCACTGGCCAAACCCGTCGCCAGCCCGATATTCGCCTGCGGCCACATCGTCCACCAGCGGCGGATTTGCAGCTCGTCAATCGTCGCGTCTTTTAACCCCGATTCGGTTCGCGGGTGTTTGGCGGGAGATGTACACTTATCCCCCAGTGAACATGAGCAAATCAACTTGTCCAGCCTGAGAATTGGATTGTGGAGAGGCAGGACGAGCCAGCCCCGTTTAGCATAGGCCAGCGCGTGCGAGAGCATATCTTGCGGAAGTTCGGCTTCCATGCCCTATTTCCTGCTTCGATCCTGTGCGACATGTCCGGTCTGCTTGAAATACTCGGCGCGGCAAATCGCGTCGACGTCGGTGTTCTGTTCGCGAGGTATCCATTGGGCTTCCCAGCTTGTGCAAATCTCGCGGAGCAATTCGAGGCACGACGCGCGAGCGGGGATCAGCTTTTCAGAATTGCAGGCATATTCTCCGGTCAATTGCCGAATCACTAACTGAGAATCACCACGGATGATAAGTTGCTTGCACCCTCCCAAATTCTTGACCCGAATCAAACCGATGTAGAGCGCTCGATATTCCGCGAGGTTATTGGTGTTTCTGGGATCGGGAGGCCGATGCACTACCCCACTCATCACTCCGTCGGGGCGGTGCAACAGGAACGCTCCGCACATCGTTCCGCCAGGATTTTTAGGTTCGCATAGACCATCGAAGTAGAGAACTAAATCGCCGTCTTCAGGCTTATCAGGCATGATTCACCTTCGCCGAAGTGAAAAAAGGGTCGATTTGTTTGGCTCATCAAATTCACAATCTAGGCGCTGGCCAGCGACTTCGATTCGCCGGAGGTAAAGGGGATTCCGGGGAATAACCAGTTGGGGTCTATGAAAACAACTGCGTTGGAACTCGATCCGCGGCAGTGAATTTAATCCCGCGAGGTTGAATTGAGCTTGATGAGCCAAGTAAATAAATCCCGTGAAAAAGATATGAATTATTCTACCGGCTTGATATTTTCCACAAGCCATTGGCGAACTGACGCAAACCGCTCTTCCGGCGTCTGTTCGACAAGTTTGTCGCCGACCCATTTGTCTCGGGTTCTTTCATCGTTGACCCACTCGATTTCCTGGATGAGGCAGGGCGCAACGTTGAATAATTTTCCGAGAGTTGCGTGCTCCTCGGGATCAAGCTTATCGAGGTCAGGAATGTTTCTCGTTTTGCCGCCAGCACCCAGCAGGCACACGTCATCCTTCCCGTCAACGAGTACATCAGCAATAATCCGCTTAAGCGGCATCGCGTCTAGTGCGGCGAGGCAATCGCGGAGTAAAGCTTGGCCCCGCTTGCCGCGAATGGCGCTGGCGACTTGCCCTCGCCACATCGCCAATTCCTTTTGATCTAATTCGTCGGTGTATCCGCTTCGCATATTTGCTCCGAAGTGAAAAAGAAGCCGTACCCCGTTAGAGTAAAGTCCGGCAGGCCAGCGGGCGTGCGAACACGGGGTACGGCTGTTCCAAAATTTATGCAGGCTCAATATCGAAATGGCCCGGCGCTTTACTCTGCCGGCACTTTATAACGCGAACCTACAAAGTCAAATAAAAAACCCGGCAAAGCACAACGGCTCGCCGAGCAGATTAAGGGGGGTTGGCCTTACGGCCTTGAGCTTGCACTTTATCTCGCGGCCCGGAAATGTCAACGGGGAAAGGCCCAAGGTTAATTCCGAAAATTATTCTGCAAATTATCCTTGACAACTAAAACCTATCAGATAGGATATGAAACGTAATCGATAGTGATTACCACTTTTCAGGAGTCTCATATGCAAAGTTTCATGATTCATGCGGGCGGCAGCGAAGTTGGAATCGACGAAGTTCGCCGCGTTCAGATGCCGGAAGCCACCGACAGCTACCAGCCCATCGCGCACGAGCGCATGATCGAACTGGTCACGGGAGCCATGGCGGACATGGGCCTTGTCATCGCCCAGCAGCAATACGCCCTGGCGAAAGATGGCCAGCGGTTCTTCGGCCTATTCGATCTTCGCGGCGACCAGCCAGATTACAATCTGGTGTTTGGCCTTCGCAACTCGCACGACAAGACGTTTCCCGCCGCGATCTCGCTCGGTAGCCGCGTCTTCGTCTGCGATAATCTGGCCTTCTCCGGCGAGATTCAGATCAGCCGCCGGCACACGCGGCACATTGAACGGGACTTACCCGCGCTGGTTGCCAAGGCGACGGCGGCGCTGGTGGAAAGCCGGCAGGTCCAGCACAAGCGGATCGAGGCTTACAAGGGTTTCGAGATTGACGACCGCTCCGCGCACGACCTGATCGTCAACGGAGCTCGCAATGGCCTGTTCCCTGCTTCGGACATCATCAATGTGGCCAAGGAATGGCATGAGCCGACCTATGAAGATTTCCGCCCGCGTACGGGTTGGAGCTTGTTTAACGCCTTCACGGAAGTCGCCAAGCGGTGGGGCAATGCGTTGCCAATGCGGACGGCCAAGCTACATGGCGTATTCGATTCGGCCTGCGGCGTCGTGAGCCGACTTGAATCGCTGCGGAGCGAAGCGACGGAAGATATACAAGTGGCCATCAGCAACTAAGTCGGATCGACAATTTCGAGCCTCTCGACGCGGACTAATCCTCCGCGTCTTTTACCTTTGCCTTTTGGAGGAAAGATGTCCGATAAATATCATAATCGAAACGTGCCTTGGTATATGCCCGTCAACACACCGGCTATTGACCTGAGTCCAAACGCGGGATGGACACAACCAGACGAATTGACGGCTAAACAAAAAGCCGCGAAAGCCGCGCATGCGAACCGACAGAATGCTAGGCGCGCCCACGTTAATAAATTCTTTCCGGAGAGTACCAGATTTGCTATTTGGCTGGAAATAGAGGATCGCTCCGAAACTCGCGGTAGATGCACGTCATGCGATTTTGGCCGCCGAAAAGACTGCAAAAACTGCGAGGGACGTGGATACGTAATTACCGAGAATAGGTTATTCCACATGGAGAGGTTGACGGGAACTGTCCGCTACATGAGTCGCGCAACTTGGGATGGCTGTTGCGTCATGGTCACTTGGGACAAGGGCCAAACAAAATATCGCACGAATCTCGGCCTCGCAAAATTCGCCGATGGGGCTTTCCGATTGGTTTCTCTTCCCATTCTTTGCTAAAGTGAGATCATGAAGCCGACCGCCGAAGAGGTTAAAAAAGTGATGGGCTGGGTGGGAAGCCATACCAGCAAACGCAAGGCGAAGTCCAGCGCGGACAACGGCAAGCGAGGCGGTAGACCAAAGGCGAACCCCAAATAAAATCCCGGCGTCAAACAGACCGCCGGGAGGACGACGCAGACTCGCGAAAAAACTATCGCGGGGGCGGGGGAAGTCAACTCACGTTCGGAAGCTCGTAATCCTTCTCAACTCGCCCGTGTTCCTTTTTCCCTTTGACGCACGGACTCATATAAAACCGTCCGGCGTATTTTCCAAACAAAAGTCCTTTATTGAATTCGGGGCCATACTCCGCGAAGTGACCACGGCATTTATGGAATGGCATCACGTCGATTTCAACTCCGGGCGAAGTGGATTTAGCCCCGGGCGGCTTCACGACCAAGGTGTGATAACGGAAGTAGCTGGCATCTCGCATAGTGCGTTTTGCTGCGCGACGAATTGTTTTTTCATCCAAAGTCTTGGCCGAAAGTTCAATGTTTTTGCACGATAGAAGTGAAAGGCAGGTCAGCAGCACTCCGGCGAAAATAACAGTTAGCTTTTCAAGAGAGGTGTCAAGTTCGCTCTCTGCCCTCAATAGCTTTTCCCTCAATATTGCATACTCCTGCACAGAGCATATTTCAGGATTACCGAATTCCTTATCCGCCAAAAAACCGTCGCGAGTCATCTTGGATATTCGATAGTCGCCGCAATATTTTCCGCCTTTGTCCAAGAGGAATGAAAAAAAGCATTGCGCCGACACGCGATCATTGACGATTCGTATGACGATGGCGTGAACCCGCCTCGCTTCATTTTCTTGATCGGTCGCCGCAATATACATACCCTCATGCTGATTGCCGCGAACAAATTCCATGTAGAATTCGTCGAATGGCAATGCGATTGTGAACCTCTCCAGGTCCGCTGGAGAAATTTTCTCGACATCTCCCTCTAAATCAGAATGCCATGGAACGACGATAATGGGGGCCATGACAATTCTATTCACAAAATAAGGAATTGCGTTCGCCATGTTGTTTTGTTCACAAATGTGGGCAATTGCCAATAAGACCGGACAATCTACGGCATACGCTTCCACCGTTAATCCCTCATTCAAAATCCGCTTCCAAAGTTTGGCGTGTTCCATTTTCAACTCACATCCGCATTCTTCCTCGCCGCCTCTTCCAACTCCCTCGCCTTGCGGACGATCCGCTTGAACCTTTCTTCGGCGCGGGTGCGGCGGGTGGATTCCATCGGCATCGCCACGCCCTTCGCGGTGTCGAGGTTGTCGAACCTATCCCACGCTCCAAGCAAATCAAACGCTGCCCTTCTAACAGGATCGACAGCCTTGTTCCCGCTAACGATAGCGGCGATCCGATCAAAAAAGTATTGTCGATCATCGTCCGAAATCGTTATTTCGCTGTCGATGAAGTCTTGGGGGAAAAGAATTGCCTTTCCGAAATCGAGCCGGATTCCGATTTCCTCGACTCTCCCATCGCAAGCGAAGAACGCCGTAGCCAGATAGCTATCTTTGTTCCCCTCAACCCTCAAAGGATGTATGCCATTACGGGGAGGAATCGAATTGATATGGGTGATTGTCATGGTTCCCACGCTTTCAGCAGGTCGAAGGCGGCGGAGCGAATAGCATCATTTTCAGGCATAATTACCCCACTGTTCTGCCATTGCGATGGCAACACCCGCAAAGGTCCGGCTACGCTCTTTCCATCGATCCTTGCCCGGGGGGCAGCGATGAACGGCAGACCACCGCTTGTGCTCTTCTGTTCCCTTGGCTGGCGGTGTCAGGACGTTCGTGCGAGCAAGCCTCGGAATATTCCGCAGCCACAAACACGTCGCCTTGAATCGCGGCACACCGAAATGCCACGGCTGCACAACTTGGTCCTGTTCGCGGTCGATCAACTTTTTTGCGTGGCAGTGCATTATACTATTCTCCGAATACCCTAGCCGCGAATCTCGAAGCGTGACATTGAAAACGTCCGCCGCTTCTCGTAATTCGTCCCACCGGCCCGGAGTTGTGTGAAGCCATTGGACGCCCGAATTCGCCATTACGCGGCATTCGTAATGAAATCCGATGAAATCCCAACTCTCCTGAATCACCGATTGAAATTTGCCGATGATGTGCTTGCCGGATCGCTCGCTTGGTAAAAGATCGCACGAATACGCTTCATGGCCGCGTTTCGCGAACTCGTCGCGAACAATTCCCGAAAATTCGCAGGCGATCAAGACTCGCATATTACCTCGCGGCGGAGCGGATTGGGTCATTATCCGGCACTGATAAGCCTTTCCGGAAATCCCTCTCGCTCGCTGATGGCGTTGAACTTGCGAATGATCGCATCGGCCAAAGACCGCCCCATTCGAGTCGCAGTGAGATCGGCATAAATGACGGAATCCGCAAGTTCGTCCATGATTTTTTCTTCGGCATCGTTCAAATCTGCCGGGGTATTTCCGTGTTGCTGAATTCCACTCAATATGCGTCGATGTTTCTTGCCTGCATCGCAAGCCTCACCGGCTTCGCCGGCAAACGCCGTGAGCCAATCGTTGACGCTCCATTCATCCAATCCGCCTTTGTGCCAACGCGCCGAGCGTATCAGGTTCATTTCTCGAAGATGTGAAAAAAGGAGCTCGCTCATATCGGAGTTTCCTTGTTCGGATTGGGTCGGGGGAGGGGGTCATTTAGTCCTCATAAATTCGTAAACGAATACCCAAGGATTTTCGCCGCCCTTGTCCCCATGAATAGCCGCGAGGCCGAGAACGGTGAGATTCGTTGTCATATGACGTAATCTCCCGCTTCCGCCAGCCGCGAGTTATTGCGGAAGGCGATGAATTCTTTATCCGCGACACTGAGGCTTATTACCTCCCGCGTCGTGAAGCGGAATCCGCAGGTGCATCGAAAACGGCGGCGGATGGTATTGTTTTTCGATGGGCGCGAATCGATCATTGCGATTCGCCGGTCATTGTCATCGCCAGTATCGCCCTTGCAACGCGGACATTCGAACGCGGAAAGCAGAGAGTTAATCGCCATCTTTTTTCTTCCCTTCCGCCGCAGCGAGCGCGGCAAGACTCGCTCGGGAATAGTCGCCAACGAAATATGAAGCAGCGTAGGGATATTCTTTGCGATTCTCGGCTCGTGGCGGACGGTCCAAGCGGAGCCTTGCGGGCCATACGCCTGCTTCGCGAGGGAGATTGCGTCCCAAGAGGTCATCATGGTTTGTTTTCCGCGAACCATTCCCGCAATTCGTTCGTCCGCGATATGAGTATCGGAACAAGCCACATCAATTCCTTTTCGGTAAAAGACATTTCGTGCGCATGATATTTTCCCGTCTGCGTGATCGTCGTAAATGTGTTCTTTCCGGGATGACTTTGGCAAACTTTTATTGTTCGCCATTCGCTAACGCAGATTTTCGCTTTCATTGTGGAACAGCTTAGCGGGGAATTTCTTTGTGTCAAGCGGAAAATTTTCCGCTTGACACAACAGAATTCCCCGCTAAGCTATTCTCGCGTGAACAATCACAAACTTTTATCGACGGAAGAGGCGGGGAAGATTTTGGATCGGACCCGGCAGCAAGTCGGGAACCTGATTCGCCGCAAAATACTTCCTGCCGAGCGGATTGGGAACAGCTACTGCATTAAGAGGGCGGATGTGATTGCCGCCACGCGACGCCCGGACGGCAGGAAAAGGAAGCGATAATGGCAGCAGAAATCATATGCGACGGATGCGGCAATTGGTTCAAGCCGAGTAAATGGTTTGAACGAAGTGACGACGATGGAATTCAGTCCGCTTGTTCGCGCGAATGTATCGAAAAGATCGCGGATAAATCCGGGAAAACATCGGTCATCATACCGATCTAGACAACCGTTTAAATGCGAAAGGAATGCGGCGATGAATGAGATCACATACAAAACGATTTCCCCGACTTCGATTGCTGTAAAACTGGACAACCGCTTGGTCGGCCATATTAAGTCAGAAGGCGACAAATGGAGGTATTACACGCAAAAAAGCAAGGGCGACTTGTTTGACAGCATCGAAGATTGCAAGAAATCGCTCTCCGGAGAATCCGAATGAAAACCTTTACCCAAAAGAAAATCTGCCGCCCGCGAGGGGCAGAGCTTGTGCGGCAAGCTGTCAATCAGATTATTCGGACGCCGGAAAAATACAACCAAAATACAGAAGGCACAAATAGATGCGGGAGCGCTCACTGCTTTTAAAGCACATGAAAAACGGCAAGCCGGTTCGCAAGTTGTGGGCAGAATTGAATGCATTAATCGAATCGCTTTCTCTCCCCTCTCCCTCGACGGCGGGGGAAGAAATGAAACAATAAATTCACGGGATACCAATCGTCTCCGGCGCGATTGACGGACCCGATTAAAAGATAGCCGGAATGGAGACACGCAAATGGCAGAACGAAAACTTAAGGGAGGCGATCCAAAATCAGCAAAGCCATCCCGACCAAAGATACTCATCTTTGGGAAAAGCGGTGTCGGCAAGACTTGGAATTCCATCGATTTCCCGCTGGTCTACTACATCGATACCGAGGGCGGAGCAGACCTAGAACACTATACCGACAAACTGAAGAAGGCTGGTGGAGCGTATTTCGGGCGCGAAGACGGTTCACTCGATTTCAATGCGGTAATTGAGGAAGTTATTACGCTGGCGACCACAAAACACCCCTACAAAACGCTGGTGATCGATAGCTTTAGCAAGCTGTTCGGAACCCATATCGGCAATACCGAAGAGAAGATGCTGGCGGCGAATAAAAAGGTCGAGTTTAGCATCGAGAAAAAAGAGGCAATTTCCCTGACCCGGAAGTTGGTCCGCTGGATCGACAAGCTCGATATGAATGTCATCCTCATTTGCCACCAGAAAGATCAATGGACTAAAGGCGAGGTTACCGGGCAGACGTTCGACGGATGGGAAAAACTGGAATATGAATTGCATTTGGCATTGCAAATTACGAAGCAGGGAAACTCACGCAAAGCCCGCGTCACAAAAACACGGCTCAAGGAATTCGAGGATGGATCAACATTCGACTGGTCCTATCCGAGCTTCGCGAAGCTGTATGGTCAAGATGCGATCGAATCAGAATCGACGCCGATCATCCCGGCGACGGGCGAACAGGTCAATCGCCTTAACACCCTGATCGATCTGATGCACGTCGGAACGGACATTACCGACAAATGGAAAGAGAAGGCAGGTGTCGAAACGTTCGACGAGATGGACACCGAAACCATTCAGAAGTGTATCGACTTTTTAACCAGCCGAATTCCGGCAAACGCAGCGAAATCAGCTTGAAAGGAAAACCAAAATGAAATTTTCCCCGAAAACCGAAAAAGAGGTCAGTCAAACCAAACTTCTCATCCCCGGCGAATGCGACTTCACGGTCAAATCCGCCACCGACGAAACGAGCAAAACCAGCGGCAACGAAATGATTAAATTGATGCTGGAGGTTTTTGACAGGGAAGGAACCAGCATCATCATCTACGACTATCTCGTAGCCGTGGATGCGATGGCCTTCAAGATTCGTCACTTCGCCTACGCGGTCGGGCTTGGAAGCCGCTACGAATCCGGCGATTTCGATTCATTCGATTGCGACGGCAAGAGCGGAAAATGCAAGGTGCGGACCCAGCCGGAGAAGGATGGATATCCGCCAAAGAGCGTGATTGCAGATTATATTCCACTGGAAGAAGGATCGGTTGCGCCGAAACCAAAATCAGCGCCACCTAAGACCGCAAATCCAAAGGCGGCCGATCCGATTTCGGGGGAGGCTCCTACATTTACGGATCAGGATATACCATTCTAATCGAAGCTTCCCGTTTGGGAGATGATCGACGGCGGGGGATTGTGGAGTTGAATATGAAAATTTATGTGGCATCGTCATGGCGAAACATTTTGCAGCAAAACGTTGTCCATACGCTTCGCGCTGTCGGTTATGAGGTTTACGACTTCAAAAAACCCCGACCAAACGACAACGGTTTTTCTTGGAAATCCATCGATCCGAATTGGATGGCATGGACGCCGGAGGAGCATCGTGAGGCGTTGAAGCATCCTATTGCACAAGCGGGATTCAAGAGCGATATGGATGCGCTCCGCAAATGCGAGGCGTGCGTTCTCGTGCTTCCGTGTGGGCGTTCGGCCCATCTTGAACTTGGATGGGCGGCTGGCGCTGGAAAAAAAACCTACATCCTTGAAATCGAACCCATCGAAGCCGATTTGATGTACCTAATGTGCGACAAACTATTCACGACGTTCGATGAGCTTTTACAGGAATTCGTGCCGCTATGACCTCCTTCACCTACCGCACCTTCCAAATCAGCATCCGCATGGACGGCAGCGGCTTCCGCGCACACTGGCAGTTCAACGGATACCACGCCTGTACGCAGTGGGGGAGGACGAAGGCGGAGGTCGCACAGATTGCGAGGGATCGGATTGATGCGTGGTTCTCGGAAGAGGCGGACTTGTTTGAGGCGAGATTGATGGCAACGGAATAGCTTTTTAGGAGTACAATTATGGAACTTAACCCCAATCACCCGACGACCAGCAAGATGCACGATCATTGGCACAAAATCGCCGCGATGCTCGTGAATCGAATTCCCGGCAAACAGACCACCATCACACTGGATGAGGTCATGAAGCTCGGCGCGGATAATGTGGCGATCACGATGAAGGAAACGGTGGCTGGGATCGAGTTAAGAATCGTATCCATGGAAGAAGGCGAACGGTTTGCCAAACAGGAAGGCGGATTACCAGCATGAGCGATGAGACGAAATTAAATGTCGCTGTTTTTGTAAGCGACCGAAACGACGTGATGGTCCAAGTGCGCAATAATGCCCCCTTCTCATTCATGCCAGACGAGGCGAGGCATGTCGCCGAATTGCTTTTATCTGCTGCATCTGAAGCCGCGAACAACATCAGGATGAAACAGGAAGCGGAGCGGCGGAAGGCTGCCGAGGCAATTCCCGTTGACCGCTCTTGCCAAATACTAACCGATGGATCGCCAGTGACGCCAGATCACCGTGAAATCGACCCCGCGACAGGGATGCAAAAGGAATATGTCGTATTATGCGATCAAGAGCGGGCCAAGGGATTTGTACGGCCCGTTCGCCGATCTTATCGGCACGTCAAATGCGGCCACGTTACATCAATGGGACAAAAATTGGCGGAGACCTACGCCCGCGATCCGAAGTTTTATTCGGGGACGTTCTGTTGCAGTTGCGGAACCCATTTCGACCTGACCGTCGATAATCAACCGCAATTCACGTGGATTGATGATGGAACGGCGGTAGGATCATAGCAACAAAATAACCGCACCCCGTCCATAGCCGCCTCTCGACTCCATTCCGGGCGGTTCGCGGCTTGCAAGAGTTTACGTTGCGGTCGCGCGGGGTTTGCGGTTTTTGAAAGGAATCCAATGTTCACCGAATCTGGAAGCAGAATTCTCGAAAAGCTCGTCGCGTTGACGGATGCGGACAAGTTGAAGTGGAAGCCCGGAGAAAGCCGGAAGTTGGAAGCCACTCACGACGGCCATTCTTTCTCCATCATCCTGAAGAACCGCGGCGCGAAAGATCGCCACGAGTTCATTATGGAAATCCGCAGCGGCGAAAAGCGGCTGATGAAGGAATCCGTGAGAGGCGATAAGATTGATCCTGAGCTCATCGCTTTTTACGAAAAATGCCGGGCGATGGAACCCGCCGCCAGCATTCTCGATTCGCTGGCGAAACTGGACGGGGAGAAGGCGGAATGATCCTTTTTCTCTCTATTCTATTTCTCGATGCAATGTTGCTGGCACTACTTTTTGCTCTTATTGCCCGCAGATATAGGATCGACAACACGCGACTAGCGAAGGCCCTTGATCGAGCGAAACGCGGTGGATCATGAATCTGACCGACGCACAAATCATCCAGCAATACCGCAAGTGCGGCATCCCATTGCCGAAGAACCTTGCGCCGCCGGCAGATAAACCAGCCGTTCCGAAGTCGCGGTATCGGTCGAAATTGGAGGAAGCCTACGCGGCAGAATTGGACTTGCAAATCCGCTGCGGACTTGTGAAATTCTGGGGATACGAATCGATCCGTATTATGATCGCCGACGGCCTGACGTATAAGCCTGATTTTCTCGTGCAGATGGCAGACGGGACAATCCAGGTGAGAGAGACAAAAGGTTTCGAGAGGGAAGGCGACCGGAAAAGTTTTTTAATGGCCTCCGTCATGCTTCCCTGCTTTTTGTTCCGCATGATCGGGCGGCGCGACGGGGAATGGTATGTGAGGCGAGAGGTTCAGGGAGGAGTTGATTTACTGTGAGCGCCCTAACCCCTCCCCTGAAATGGCATGGTGGAAAACACTATATCGCGAGCAGGATCGTCGCGTTAATGCAGCCTCACATCCACTATGTCGAACCGTTCTTTGGCGGCGGAGCGGTCATGCTGGCCAAGAATCCAGAAGGCGTTTCCGAAGTCGCCAATGATTTGAATGGCAGACTAATCGGATTCTGGCGAGTGCTACAGGAGACAGATTCTTTTTCGCAATTCATCCGAAAAACACAGGCCATTCCTTTTTCCGAACAAGAGTGGGAAGATTCTCGCCAGCCGCGCGAGGATAAAATCGAGGACGCCGTTTCGTTCTTTGTGTTCTGCCGACAATCGCTCGCGGGGCGCATGGCTGGATTCGCGTCGGTTAGTCGATCCAGAACACGACGGGGGATGAATGAACAGGCAAGTGCATGGTGGACAGCCGTAGATGGCTTGGAAGCTGTCTATATACGAATGCGGCGCGTCCTGATATTGAATCACGATGCAATCAAGGTGATTCAGGAAAACGACGGCCCTGGCACTTGTCATTACCTTGATCCGCCTTACCCGCACTCATCGCGATCCTCGACAGGAGAATATGGAAACCTCGAAATGACGGATCCGCAGCACGCCGCCCTCTTGGAAACGGCGAAGCAATGCAGGGGCCAAGTGATTATCAGTAGCTACGATTCTCCCGTATATAATGAGACGTTGAAAGGCTGGAACCGACACGCATTCGAGCTTCCGAATAATGCGGCGAGCGGAAGTTCTAAGCGGCGCATGGTCGAGGTTTGTTGGACGAATCGATAATGCATATGAGCAAGCCACGCCGGATCGACGTGAAGAGGATAGATTGGAAAAAGGTGAAGGGAATTCAAAAGGGTCTCCCGAAACCGAAGAAGGAAAGAAAAACGAAATGAGTCTCGCGCATATCAACTTGTCTCCGTCGAATCCCAACGATTACGTCACATTTCTGGCAATCAAAAAACTCCCCCGCTTTCAATTCGTTGGCCGCACCGCCGTTATCCCGGAGGAGTATTTGGGATTAATCGGCTTGGAACCCTCACAAGTTGAACAAACAAACTATATGCCCCATAGGGGCCTGTTCGATTATCAGGCGGACATTTCCAAGATCGCGATTGCTAAACAGAAATACGCGCTGTTCGTTGCGCCCGGTTACGGCAAGACGTTCATGCAAACGGAATTTACCAATCACGCCATCAAGTGCCTTCCACCGGGAAAGTCTGCCTTGATGATCGCTCCGCCCATGGTTGTTCCACAGACCGTTGCCGAGATTGACCGATTCTACGGCGGAGAAATGAAAGTTGAGCAGGTGTCGGCCAAGAATCTGGCATGGTGGATGACCAACGGAGAATCACGAATTGGCATCACGAATTACGAAGCCTTGAAAGACGAAACGCCACAAGGGCGGCTAGGGGCATTAATTTGCGATGAGACAAGTTGCTGGAAAAACTTCGCCAGCAAGTGGGCAGCAATCTGCCTACGATTAGGAAGGGGGCTAGATTGGAAAATGTCCGCAACGGGAACGCCCGCACCAAACGACCGAATCGAGTATGCGAATCAGGCAGTATTTCTCGACCAGTATCCGACCGTAAATTCCTTCCTCGCCCGATTCTTTGTGAATCGCGGCCAGACGCAAAATCGATGGGAATTAAAGTCGCACGCATTACGGCCATTCTACACGTCTCTTTCGCATTGGTGCGTCTTCCTGAACAACCCCGCAACCTATGGATGGAAAGATAACGCCGGAACAATCCCGCCAATCCACGTTCATATTGACGACGTTCCAATGACCGATGAGCAAAAGAATCTGGCAATGGATATCACCGGCTCGCTCATCTATCACACGCCGGGCGGAATTGGCCAGCGGTCCAAGCTGGGCCAATTGGCGAAGGGGAAACACAATGGCGCGAGAATCCAGACTGAGAAGCCAGAATTCATTCGTCGCATGGTAGCTACTTGGCCAGACGAATCCACGATCATCTGGTGCATTTACAATGACGAGCAAGACCGGATGGAAGAAATGTTTCCCGACGCCGCCAGCATTCGCGGAGATACGTCATTCGGAAAGCGAGTGCAATTGCTGGACGAATGGAAATCTGGACAACGAAAGGTGCTGATTAGCAAGGGAGACGTACTCGGATTCGGCTTGAACCTGCAAAAGTGCTCACGGATGATCTTCAGTGGATTGCAGGATAGTTACGAGACATTATTCCAATGCGTCAAACGAGCCAACCGCGTTGGAAGTTCGCGGCCCCTCCACGTCCATATCCCCATCACGACAATCGAGCGCCCGATGGTTGAAACCGTGCTGCGTAAACAGCATATGATTGAATCGGATACAATCGAACAAGAGCGGCTATTCCGAGAGATTGGAATGTCGTTTGGAAAGGAAGTCCATGTTTCTTGAAGACACCGAAAGATTCAAAATCATTCACGGCGACTGCATCCCAGAAATGCGAAATATGCCGGAGAATTCGATCGACTTCTCGGTATTTTCGCCGCCGTTCCCATCTACCTTCGCATACACCAATATGGTCGCCGATATCGGTAATTCTGAGGAGTTAAAATCAGAAGCGAAATTGCACCTGTCGTTTTTCTACCGATCCATCCTGAGACTGATTAAGCCGGGCCGGGTCATGGCGGTGCATTGCTCGCAAATCAAGCGGCTCAAACGGAGCGGAGAATTGGGCATGTTCGATTTTCGTGGGCTGCTGATCCGCCTTGGCCAACGCGCCGGATTCACCTACGAATACGACTGGCTCATCACTAAAGATCCCCAGTCGCAAGCTATCCGCACGAAGGCGAGAAGCCTGCAATTCGCGGGATTGGAAGCGGATAGGGCGCAGTGCCGGGGAGCAATGGGCGATTACATTATTCTGTTCAGCAAGCCCGGTGCAAACGCAGTTCCGGTCGATAGTATAGCCCAAGTAACTCGCAACGATTGGATTCAATGGGCCGAAGCGGCATGGACAGATATCCGCCAGACGGATACTCTGAACGTCTCCGAAGGCCGGGATTCGTCCGATACAAAGCATATTTGCCCTCTTCAGCTTGGCGTCATTAATCGGCTGATTCGGATGTATAGTAATCCCGACGAAATCATACTCACGCCATTTTGTGGCATCGGCAGCGAAGTCTACATGGCTCTGAAGCTCGGACGCCGGGGAATCGGCATCGAATTGAAGGACAGTTATTACGAAGCGGCCATTCGCAATTGCCAGCGAGCCGAGACAATGGCGAGCAAAGATCAACTCGACTTATTCTCCGCTCCGAAGCCGGAAGCGATAACCACGCAGAATAATTCAAGTCTCATCCCCCTCGCACCGATATAAGATGCATGAACACAATATACATCGACGTGACCAGTCCCGAACCCCCGAATCTCCCAGAAGACGGGCATCCTGGCTGGAAGCGATTCAGGGATGATTACGAGTGGTTTTTGATCATGGGCGAGGAATCGGGATCCGATGGAGAGGAGCTTGATCCGGAGCGGTGGGACGGAGGCTGGTGAACCTCCATTGCCCAATCGAATTTGCGCTGTAGTTTGCGATACCATTTATCGTCCGCTTCGGCTTGCGCGTCCGACGTGTGCGGTGCTGGTCCTTCGTCGATGCACGATTGCATCATCCACCAAAGGCGACGGGCCTGATCATGGCGAATGAAAACGCTTCGTCCTGTCATGCTTCTTCTCCTGCTCGCAGCGCATGGCGGATTCACGAACAGCTGAAACCAAGGTGTCAGAGGCGAGCTTTTGAATCGCCAGTAATTCTCTGAATAATTCAACCGGCATATCAACGCGAGTGGGTTTACCGCTCGAGGCCGCCGTTGTGCCGGCGGAGGTTAAGCGGCGGATGCTTCCTTGATTGCGTAATATTCGCTCGTCTTCAAAAGGCGGCATCCGGCTAACTTCGGAGGAACGTCTTTTTTCTCGTCCTTCGGAGATATCAGAATCCAGTTGCTTCCCTCCTGATAGCACTGTGCCGTCATGTAACGAACCGCTCCACACGAATAGCGGATAACTACCTTGTCGGCTCCGATAGCGTGCGCGAAATCCGTCGTGGTTATGCTTTTCAATGCCTCCATTTGCTCGCGAAGCGATTTGCCAAGTCGCGTTCGTGAATCGGGAATCCAAGACCACTGCGATGCAAAGCACATATCGGGCTTTTCGGTTCGCTTCCAACCCTCGACAATCTTCGCGCTCGGATTGGCAAGTAGGCCAACAATATCGTCTCCCCGCGTGATTGCATTCGGAGTTCCTTGGGATTTGCACCACTTCAGGCGATCGCTGCGGAGTTGTTTGGCCTTCTTGAAAAATTCGGCAATAATTTGGAGTTGTACCTCCCCCTCGACGATGTAGATGTTGTTTTCTTCGGGATGCATCTTCTTTTCCTTTCGTGTTTGCCCGCTTCCGGGGCAAGCTGCTAAAGAGTCGCCTTCGACGCCGCGATTGCTTGTTCTGCTTTCGCCGTCTTCTCGGTCATTTCCTGGATGTCCTGCCGAGTCATCAGCTTTAATGCGAGTTGGTTCAGATCACGAGAGGAACACACAAGTTGATGGATGATTTGAGGAATATTTTCGATATGATCAACGCGGCACTTGCTCAAATCATCACCGAGTCCGATGCAATATCCGCTTATATCTTCACACCCTTTGATGAGTCCAGTAAAATCTTCGCCGCTGATATTCTTTCGCTTTGCCATTTTGTTCCTTTGTTTGCCCGCTTCCGGGGCGACGGGGAGAGCATAGAGGCCACGCCGCCGGGCCGCTGTACGCGGCGACTCGCGGCGGCATGGCGGAGAATCCGCTAATCCTCAAAATGGACTGTGCCGTCCTGATTCAGCCAATTCCGGGCATATCCGATGCCATAGCATTTTGTCGGCAACACATGGGCGAACACATCAAGCTTGTTCGACTTCCAGTCCTTCATCGCGTGAAGCTCATCGGGATTGTCGGTTTCGAGGATGATGTATTCGCCCTTCTGGGTTTTCTTGTTGTATTTTCGACCGACGTATCGACCGCCGTTTGGACCGGGATTACTCGCGGCCAATCCCATGGCCTCTTTTATGGTCTGCTGAATTGCCAGCTTATCCATTTGATTCTCCTGCCGCATTTAGCGGCCCCTGTCGGTTGGCCAATTCCAATCGACGCCCGCATTATAATCGGAAACAACCAAATTGTCAATAGCCAAATTTTATTGTTGACAACTAGAATTCGTGACAATACTCTATGGACATGGCAACCACGACCAAAAAAGATGGCGATGTATTGGGCATCAAGCTCGACGCCGAAACATGGGGCGATTTGATTGAGCTTGCCGAAAGGGAATCCCGCCCTACATCAAACATGGCGAGGATTCTTATTTCTGAGGCCATTTCCGCCCGCGAGGCTGCGGGGAAGAAAGAGAAGAAGTGAAACCAAAAATGATAGTCTGTTTTTTGCAGAATGCGTGGAGTCCCCTTTACGCAGGCGGCACATGGCCTCGCCGATCTTGGCTTAAGGCGCTGGCTAAATCGCGAAGCGGCCAGCGTCTTCGTGTGTTTGAGGGCGCGGCGGCTTGCGCCATTCATTACGACAACACCACGCCAATTGTCGGCGACAATCCCAATTCAGTGGTTGCGCCGGACGAGGCCCATATTCGTGGCGTGTTGCGTGAGGTTAAGCCGGATTGTGTGGTTACTTTTGGGCGACAGGCGGCTGAGGTTGTGACAGAAATTGCCCACCGACTTCCCGTGTTACAGCTTCCACACCCGGCTCATCGCCTCGTAACAAACTCCCTATACGAACAAGCTGGCTCGATGGTCCGCGAGGGATTTTGGGGAATCGTATCGTTGCGTCAGGGCCGTGGTGAGATCATCGAGGCGCGGCAGTGATCAAACGCAAAGGAGAAGAAGTCATGAGCGAGAAGATTGACACGGAATGGGACGCAGAGGACTTGGCTGAGTTGCATCGGATGGTTCCCGATTTGAATGCTGTCCTCACCCACAATCCGATTCACAAAGTATTCTTCCGTGCTGGGCTATTGGCTTGCCGCGAATACATGGCGAGATTCGTTGAGCAAGGCGGTTCGGATGCTGAAAAGAGTATCGCGGCTTCTATTCGCGCCAATTGGTGGCCATCACTTGGCCCTGATCCAGGCGTGCCGCGAAAACTTCTATGGAGCGAAGTGGCGGACGAAAAGGCGGATGGTCGAATCGATCATAAGCAAATGGACCCCAGCATTGAGGCATTGCCGTATTCGCTCGCCTTTCTTCAAACCGAGGATGGAGGGCGACAATGACCTACGATAAATCCCAATCCGATTTCGAGCGTGAGGAGCGGAACCAAGCAGCGATGGAGAGCGGGGACGATTGGAAGCTGCTGGACAGGCATTCCCCTCGCGACGGGGATCAGGTGGAGGATGGGGATAGACGGATAGAGCAGGAAGACGAGGATGATTGTGGCCTCTAATTCTCTCCCCCAAGACGTGCGCGAGGCGATAGAGTGGTTGCTTTTCGTTGCCGACCAGAAGCTAAAAGAATCTGATCGTCCCCCTTGGGATACGGTTGCGGATGAGCATATGCGAAAGGTCCGCGCCTTCCTCGCCCTCCCCGACGAAGAGCGGTGGCGGACGCTAGGGGAGGAGAAACCCGCCAATAAACAAATGGTAGAAAGACTTTGCGTTGCCGTTTATAGACCGGCGACAACGGGAGTGGACCCGTCGAATATATGGTCATCCGTTGGCGGTCCTTTCGCGTTTGATTCCGATCTCTGGCGTCCCCTCCCCGCTGCCCCCGAAAGGCGAGGTGGGGAATGACAGCAAAGGAACGAGCCGAACGAGAATTCAGGTTGATCGACTCTGAACTTGAAGAGGTTCACAAGGAATGGATTCGACTTAGTGAGAAGCGCGAAACGCTACGTCAGGCTCATCACGCAGCCCAAAAACGGCTTTCCGAATTATCGAAGCCGAGGAGAAAAAGAACATGAGCAAAACTCCAACCAAGCCGGGATATTACTGGGCAAAGTGGCGAATCCCCGCTGATGACACCTTTGAGAAGGCAGAATTGTGTCCATCGGACACATGGGAAATCGTTCAGGTCAACGCCAACAGCATTGATTGGGAAAATGATTCGATGGCTGACGAGGCATTGAGCGTATCCGTCCATGGCGTGCGCGAGACGCAATGGCGGGAATGCTTTGTGTGGGGAGATTTTGTTGCACCGATAGCGAGGTTTGGTGATTTGACGCCGCCCAGCGCGGGCGGAAGGAAATGAGAGATGAACTCAGTAAAGGCAACTTGCGTCGTTGAACTTCAGATCGAATGCGACAGTTGTTGGAGCGAGGATACGACGATGCAACAGATCATCAAGCAGGCTACGGATGATGCGACGGGAAGGCTTAGACAGGTTTTTCAGGATGCCGGGACTGATGATAAGGATTTGAGCTGCAAACGATCTGGAAGTCGCGGCATCGCACTCAGCGGCGTCAAGCAGATATCCGTCCGAGCCATCCAACAGAGGTAATCCCAATGACCCTCACTCCCCAACAAATCCGCGAAAGACTTCAGTCGCTCCGAGACCAAATGGGGCATCCGCAACCCAATCGCAATTATCTTATTATCCTTCTCGACCTCCTCCTCGACATCTACGCCGAGCAACCGCCGGCGGAAGGCGGGGAGTGGAAGCGTCGGCATCCGAGAGAGTGGTATTACGGGCGATGGAATTGCGACGAGGGCAACGGGCACTACGTTTTAAGTGAAGCGGGAATCTATTTCGCCACGTCGTGGGGTGGTAGAAATGATAATCCGTCTTTTTCTTTTGAGGAGATTGCCTGTGCCGCCGATCGCGGTAATACGATTTGGTTCCGCTGCGATTCCCAAGGCCGTCCCCTGCCCGCACAAGCCGCGACGGCGGGGGAGGGGAAAGAGCCGAGCGAATGCGTCGGCGAGCCGATTGGTGCGACAGTCACACTTACTGGTGGCTCTATCGCCTCTCCCGCTGCTGGCGCGACGACGGACGGGGCGGAGGAGAGGTTCGCCGAGGAGATTGTGCAGCAAAACGGAGTATGGATTAACCTAAAGCATGATATTTTTACCGCCGCCTTTTTGGTTCACCCCAAACAATCATGCACAGAACTTGCTTGGGCCACAAAAAAGGTAATCGCCTCCGCCCTCCGCGCCTACGCCGCCTCCCGGCAGCCGCAGCCAGACAAGACGCCGAATGGTCGGACGGTTTGGGATGCAATTGGGGAAGCCGAGCGGCTTTTGGCGGAGACTTTTGAGAGAATTGATGTGTCCTATGAACGGGATGACTGGTTCCTGACTCGCATCACCAAGATTCGAGAGGCGTTGGCTGACCGGCCCACAAGTTACTTGCAGCCGCAGCCTTCGCCGGACGCGATGACGCGCGCGAGGGAGATTGCGGAGAAGATCATACCTATCGGGAATAGTTGCGGAACAGAGGTTCGATTTGTTAGTTCAGATGGACGCGGCATTACATTTAGTCCACTCAATCACGAGATTAGTCACCATGAGATTCGGAGGTGCATGGGTGGCCTTCGCAATTCCATCGCAACCGCAATCGCTTCCGCCCTCTCCGCGTCCACCGCACCGGGGGTGATGAGGCCAACGGAAGAGGATTTGGCAACGGCGATTAATACCATCAACGACCCATTGGGCGGCGTCTCATCTTCATTTGTCCGGGGATGGAATGCCGCAATCGATCTGATCTTCGCCCCAATGAAACAGCCCCAACCGAAATAGCCGGGGCCGAGAATTGGAACTTCGAGTACCGGAACAGTTTCCAGGCATCACTTGGTTTAACGCCTTGTTTTACATAGGTGGCTCCTTTTGGGTATGGATTGAGGGTGGAGTTTAACCGCGAGGTATGCGATGGCAAGGAAAAAAGGTTTTACTTTCATCGAGGTTCTATTCGCGGTGATCCTTCTTGGCATCGGATTCATCATGATCGCCACCCTCTTCCCCGTAGCTATCCGCGAGACAAAGGCCGTTTCCGATGAAACGCAGGCGAACGCACTAGCTCATAACGCAATTGCCAAAATCCAGTCGGTTGCCGATGTGCCCGGTTGTTCGCCGATGTTCCCACCAACCTTGCGCGGAACGGTTCCCATCGTTTCTCCGCTCACGCCGCAGGCTACGCAGGACATCTCCGGAGACACGGTTTCGTCGGTGGACTCCCGTTATGGATATGCCGCCTTCTATCGCCGAGATTCGCTCGGAAGCCCATCTGCGTACATCTATACGATTGCCCTTGAAGGCGCAATATTGCCGATGAATCTGACGGCGGTTCCCGCCACTCTCATCAAGCCCGGATCGGACAAAGTGGCATACATTCAGTTTGCGGGGCAGGGCTATCCTTCCGGCTGTTTCGTACTGATTGCGGATGACGGATCGAATAACTCCAACACGATCCTGACAGGGCGATTCTTGCGACTGGGGCTGGCGCAACCAAACGGAAGCTACTCTTTGCAGGCGGGATACGATTTCACCGCGTTGGAGCTAACAAATCTTGAAAAGTCGAATGGGAATACGGCGGACGAAGTGAGTGTATACGTAGTAGGAAACGGGCAGGATATTGGAGCATCGGCGGGGATGGTATCGGTAAATCGGTCTAACAACTAGACGAGTGCCTGCACGGCCTCAATCACAAGCTCCGGCGTGATTTTGGTCATACATTCACCGAAGTTATGCCCATCGAGTTTGAGTGGGCG